CCGGTTGGCCCAGTGTTGCCAGTCGGGCCAGCGCCACTGACCCCGGTTGGCCCAGTAACTGTGCTTGCCGCACCGACCGCGCCGGTATTGCCGGTCGGGCCAGTCACGACGCTCGCCGCGCCTACCGGGCCAGTGTTACCAGTCGGGCCCGAGGTGCCAGTTGCACCGGTATTTGATGCAAAACCACCAGGACCAGTTATTCCCGTCGAGCCCGTAGGGCCCGGACCGCCAGCACCAGTCGGACCAGGAGGACCAACAATAGACAGCATGAGCGACTGATTAGCTGACAAAAATACCGGGCCACCATCTGTCTCCACGAATAAGTTGATCCGGTCATTTCGCACCTGGGAGAAATTAGTCGTGGCCGTGACGACAATGTTGAACCGGTCGCCCAGCGTCCAGTTGTACGCGTAGAACCAAGCAGACAGTTTGTTCGGATCGAGCGTGATCGTGTCAACAATAGCCGTGCCGCTGTCAACGGTACACGCAACGCTGGTCAAGCTTTCGCCCTTGCCCAACCAGTCACGGTAGTCGATTTCGAACCGCTTGCGGTCCGCAACCAATACCCGTTTAGACGCCAGCAGCATCACACAGTCCTATCTCTTGGCAGCACACGTATGTCGTAGCCGTCTTTTGAATACGCTACTCTGATTGGTTCCTCGACCACGGTCTTGGCAAAAATCACCTGATCGTTGCCCGAAATCCGAATGACTTCGTCTGTTGAGACCGCACCGGGGTCTATAATTCCGTCCGGCAACAGAGAATAGTGCTCTGTGCCGGGGTATTTATACATGTTATCGTTGCTCATAGCTCAAGTCCACGTTAATTTAATTATACCATTAGCGCCGTTGCCGCCAGAGAGATAAGCCCCGGCTCCACTGCCGGGACTGCCCACTGTGTATGATAAAACATCTTGGTATGCCAATGCGCCACCGGCCGCATATGTCCTTATGGAATAACCACCGCCACCGCCGCCGCCGGCACTACCGCCGCCGCCGCTGCTAAAGCTAAAATTGTAAGCAGCCCCAGAGCCGCCGCCACCAGGCACAGTGCCACCAGTACCCGACCATGATTGCCCAATCGTTGCCGTTTGCGCGCCGCCACCGCCGCCGCCATTGGCACCGGCACCACCGCCGCCGCTAACAAATGTTCCGGTAACACCGTGAGTACCGGAAGCAGTACCACCAGCGGCACCAGCTGTATTAGTAGTTCCGCCGCTTGCGCCACCACTGCTGCCCCCTGTTTGTCCGTTTGGTCCACCGCCGCCGCCGGCCGATAAGGACCCAATAGAAGAACCACCACCGGCGGTACCATTGATCGGAGCATAGGGTGCAAGAGTAGAAAATCCGCCGCCGCCACCACCGGCGCCCCAGACTTCAATCGTGAACGTATTGAACAAGGGAACGGTAAAATTTCCTGATCCTGGCGTAAAGGTTTGCGTGCCAGGAACTACCTTGACACCCTTTTCAAACAATGTTTGCTGCATGGCCATTAGGTCAAGTTCGTCCCTGTAATAATCCACACCGTTGAAGCCACTTTGAGGGCCGTAGCGATACCAATCGCGGTCAATGTTCTTCCGCCAGAAGTGGTTGGTGATCCGGCAAAATACATAGTATCGGCGCAGTTTATCGTTAGAACGCCAGCGAGCGTTTGGTTCACAAACGTGATCGCCGTACCAATAGGATAAGCCACACTGGAGTTCGCAGCGATTGTCCAAGTCCGCGCCGTGGTGTCGGAGCTAGGATGAAATATATGGCCCTCGGCATCAGACAGCACGGTAGTGTAATTTACGCTCTGCGAGTTCTGCGGGATGGACGGCACGCCGGTTGGGCCGGTGGCACCAGTAGAAGTAGCTAGACCAGGGATACCCGTCGGCCCAGTGACAGTGCTAGGCGCCCCCTGTAATCCTGTTGGGCCCGTATTCCCGGTAGGGCCCGTTACTGTGCTAGCCGCGGTGCTGATAGGCCCGGTATTACCCGTTACCCCGGCGTTCCCTTGCACACCTGTAGGACCAGTCGCACCAGTGTTTGTAGCCACGCCGGCTGAGCCGGTTATCCCAGTTGGCCCGGTGATGCCTGTTGGCCCCGTCGCGCCAGTGCCGCTAGCGGTACCTGGCAAACCAGTTGGCCCCGAAGAACCAGTTGGCCCGGGCACGGTGCTGACTGCGCCAGTGCTTCCCACATTACCAGGAGGACCGGTTTTCCCCGTGGGACCAGTTGGGCCCGTATCAGCATAACCAGTTACACCCGTCGGCCCTGTAGCGCCAGTAGGCGATATTCCAGTCGGCCCAGTACGTCCGGTTGGACCTGTTGAACCAGTTGGGCCGCCCGCGGGTCCTGTTGCACCAGAAGGACCATTCACCACAACAACAGGCATCGCGGATACCGGCGAAGGTACATTATGCGTAACCACGGCAACGGGGATAACGTCGGCCGGGGCTCCGATGCCAATGCGAGTAACCGTCATGGCTTAATTCCCCGTTATGCCCTGGATAACCTTGAGTTTTCCACTCATGAGCTGAACTCGAATAGGTGGAGCGGAAAAGTCATACATGACAAGATCATAGACATAATCCCCCGGCACGAGCGCCGCGGCTATCACGGTATCCTGCACATTGAAGTGGAGAATACGTTGATTGATATCGTCAACGACGATAGTGGCGAGGCCTGTCGATATTGTGAGCAGCGCCGCCGGCTGATCCTTATTTCCCTTTACATCTAGGCGAAAGTTCTGTCCGGAAAAATTCCACGACGTATCACCCGCTACACCGAAAATGATCGCATCATTCCAGGTAGCATTGTTCGTAATTTCCATATCAACGCGCGCAGAAGTCTGTGCCATGTTTATGCCCCACCGCTACCCATACTCGTGAAACTCTTTTGGCTTCGCGTTTTGAACCCTTGCGGAAACGACCAAGCCTGGGCGCCAAACGTGTTGCCCCGCATAGCCGCAACACGGGCGCGCGAGATACCTTCCTGGAACCGTTTCAAATTATATGTACCCAAAGTGTCACTTGAATAACTCTTTTGGGGGTGGTTCATCATATTCCCCAAAACACCAGCCAAGATGTATCGGCTGTAAACCGGCAAGACCCAGACCGGAGCAATAGGCACCGCGTCGCGCGTGGTCGGTAAGACAACGTTCTTGATTACCGTGACGCGCATGGCCTGCGGAGAACTAGGCGGATTGATCAGATGCAACGTGCCAAAGTCCGGCATGAAGGCAGTCTGCGGGTGAAAGCCCAATGACTGTCCGTTGTTGAGCGCCTCGGCTGCTTCGAGTGCAGCCGAAGTAGAATACAGCGAGCTGGCCGCAGCGCCGCCCAGGCGAATAACCTGTCCTTCGCTAACCGATATGTCATAGTCCGCTTGATTGGCCAACGCATCAATATCAACTTGCTCAGTCCAGCAAGACGAAATATCGAAGAACTCGGTGAAGACTTCAAACAGTTCATTCTTGATGCCGGCATCAGACGCGCCAATCAACTTGATACGCGCCTGGTTCATCAGTCGGGTCATATCCTCGTTGTTAATAGCCATTACGCAGCCCTCCTAGGAGCGCCGCCGGCCGGGGGCGTGATCATGGTCGAAGCGGCTTGTCCGTTCAAAATTGAATTGAACGCGCCCAAAAACGCAGATGCCCGTTGATCCTCGATATCTTCCTGATCGCGCTGGAGCGCGTGGCCTACCATGCCATACAAGAAAGCGAGCCGAAACGCCGGCTCAATGTCCACTTGCGTGTCGTCTACGGTGGCGAAGTATGGAACCCTCGTACCGTGCTTCCCTATAAACAGGTCAGCACGAATGCGGCGCGCTTCCAACAACATGAGATTGAGCGCCGACAATAGCGACGTGTCCTCATATCGAGGCGGACTTATAATATCTTGCAGGAGTATCCGCGCTTCTGTGATATAGTCCTGAACCGTATCCAGCGCCTGGGATTGATTGCTATCTCTGTCAGCCACGGAAAACCCCCAAGGTTGTCTCCGCACCATACTGTTTTTGAGTTAACGATTGAATAACGAAAGGCCCGGGAATTACCCCGGGCCCTTATTTAGTGCTTACTCAGGGCTATTAGTTGCCCGGAGTGACCTGAGCCTGAACCAGCGCTTTGCCGTCCACGATCTGATAACCGTAGACCTGCAAGCCGCGCAAGATTTGACCGAAGGTCAGCTCGGACCGCAAGGTTTCGACCTTGCTGATCTGGCTGGCAAAAGTCAGTCCGTGCGCGTGGCCCGCGTAGATCGGCCATTCGCCAGAGTTGAAGTTCGCCGGCTGACTGGTGTTGTTCGGCAGCAAGTTGCTGATGTACAACGTGAACCGGTCGATCATGCCCAACCGGCCATTTCGCAGCATCGAGACGCTGTCACCAGACAGATAAGCCTGGCGCAGTTCCGACTGCTTGATCTGGCGACCGGCCCAAGCCGGCAACACGACCCAGCGGCCGACTTCCGGGATATTCTGCTCGTCCAGGACCTGTCCCATACGCATCAGAACGTCCAAGAGTTCGATCTGGCCGCCCGTCGGGTTCTTGGAAACCACGGTGAGCGGAGAGCCTTGGATGCCCAGGTTCAGCGACGCGGTGATGACACCGGCCGTAGTACCCTGGTTTTGAGCAGCCATGCCGCCATAGATGCCACCGAGAACGTCCTGGTCCACGGTGATTTTCAGCTGCTGCGCTGCGTCGTCGGACCACATTGACAGAACGTTCAGATCGCTCTGAATTTCCATCACGTCGTCCAGGATCAGCGAGAAGTACTTGCCGTTGCCGATATACAACTCGACAGTGCCGGCAGTCGGGCGGTCGAGGCCCAGCAAGCCGTCAGCATCGTAGTTGTGGATCGAGATCGTGGGCTTCGTGCGGATTTTGACGCGGTCGCCCTTGTTCTTGATCTCGCCCTCGTAATCGGTGTTCGAGATCGCGGCCAGCACGGTGCTGGCATAGAACTTTTCGATGAGCTTACCCGACCAGATTTCCGGGATAAATCCCGTAGCCTGGAGGTTGTTGCCCGAAGAACCTACCGGATAAATCGCGGGCGTAGTGCCTGCGGTTGCGCCGGGAAAACCTGAACTCGGAATAGGCATAGAGGCCCCCTGTTGGTAGGGGCCAGCACGTCCTTAACGTGACTTATGCCCCCGGATTAGCGGACACGCCCTTCTCGTTGTGCAGCAAAAATGAGTGCTTCATCTGCTGTACGTTCTTTCTCACGTCCGACATAAGATTGTCGTACCGGCTGGGAATAGAACTTCGCAATTTGGGCGCGAGTGAAAGTTGGCTTGTCCGCGGGTCCCAGTGTAGCACCAGGGGCCGGCTTCGCCCTGCCAGGAGCTGCGAGTGATGATAGCGGGACCGCTGCTTGTCTCTGAGGGGCGGCCGGTGTTTCCGACTGCCGCTCTGGCTGCGGGGCTAAATCCTCATTGCCCGTGACTGCTTCATCTCTGATGAAGCCATCGAAGAATGCTTTGACCTGGGGGCCGTTCGCCGCCTGGTACGCTGCATCCAACATCGCCTTTCTAACCTGACCCGAGTAAACGTCCCGTAAACGGAGCCAATTTAAAAAGCGAGGATCAGCATTTATTTCTCGCCAGTTAGGAATATCCCTATCCAACAGCTGTCCAACCCGCATTTTGGCGTCTTGGCGGGCTTGCTGGGTTAGCCTGGCGTTCTGGTTCTTGAGCGCATCCAGCTCAGGACCCACGGTTTCCTGGGCCGCGCGGCGCGCGAGGTCAATGAGTTCTGACCCAAAAGCCTGCTCGTCCTCCTGGGTGATCAGCTTGGCGGCCGGCGCCGGCGACTGCTGGCGCTGCTGTTGCTGCGGTTGACGACCCTGTAAGAGCGTCTGGGTCCGCATCAGCTCGTCCCCGAGCTGGGACATTTGCTCCTGCATGGAGCCAATGGTTTGCTGCGCTGCATCATAACGGCCCTTCATGGACCGATACCGGTGCTCCCAGTTATCACCCTCAGCTAGCTGCTGGTCAGCCTGAATGTCCGGTTGTTTGACCGGTTCCACAGACGCGGAACCCTCTGGTTTTGCTGGCTTTTTAGCCCGAATAGGCTTGGGTTTAACCTCGTCGGCGGCCGCTTCGGCCTCCGCGGTGCGCGCGGCTTCGGCAGCGGCCGCGGCCACTTCCTCCGCGGTCGGCTCGGTCTTGTAATAAGCTTCCGCCTTAGCGGCAGCCTCTTTGACCGATTTTGGGATTAAAACGCTGGTATCTTCGGGGGCGATGGGGGCAGGCGTGGCGTTACGTTCGACTTCGATAGGCATGACATTCTCCTAGGCGCGTACGGCTATTGCGGTACGGGCGGTTTGGGCTTCTGTTTGTCGCACTCTCTAAAAACACGCAGCAGGTGCAGGCATTGCCGCGCTTGCCCCTGCAAAACCAAGACGTTGTCCGACCCGGCCGCGGTTACATCGAGAACGACATGGTCGGTATAGGCAGCAAATGAAGCCACAAAATTGTCCCACCCCTCGGGGTTGGAATTTCGTAGCCGTAGTGCTGTTTCTGTTAAGTCCTTGGGGGGTAAGGACATTTGTTAGTTGCCGCCTCCGTAACTGCCGCCACCACCATAATCACCGGGAGCCGTCGGGGCGCCGATGGTCGGCGTCGCTTTGGCGTAGTCTTGCATGGTGCGCGCGGCTGGGTCGCCAGAAGTTAAGGTCTGCATAGCGCTGCGCGACGGCAGTTGCTGCTCGCTGGCACCTTTGCCAGCGTTCTTGACCATCTGGCCACCCTTACCTAGCGGGGTCATGTGTTTCTTGAACATCAGCTCTCTCCCGTTAGCGCGGTATTGCCGAAGCCGAAAGGAGGCGGCGTTGGCTGTTTACCGAAGTTGGGCTGTCCTGCCTGCTTGCCGTACTGGGTCGTGCTGCCCGGCTGGGGCTTAATGGTTAACGATCCCGGGGGCTGGGCCCGTAAACTGGGCGGGCGAGACCCCAGAACAAAAGAGGGTCGGGACTGGGCCGTTGGGCCCCGTACCGCCGTTTTCCCCATACGAACGCTCGGCATTAGCGGGCTCCCGTAATGCCCGCCGTAGCCGCCTGCGCGCCGGCAAAGCCGTGCATCTTGGTCTTGCCGCCGCTGGCAAACTTCTCGCCAGAGCCAGCGCCGGCGTCGGTCTCGGTCACGCCCGACTTTTGGGCGCCAACCTTCTGCGCGCCAAACATATGGGTGTTGCCACCCTTGGCGAACTCGACGTTATGCTGCTTCTCTTTCTTCTGGGTATCGACGGACATGGTATCTCTCCCGCTGGATGAAACTGTCTCCGAGAGGATAACCCCTGAAAAACTAATAAGCTGTTAAAAGAGGCGGTCTTTCCACGTCCGGGGGGTCTTGTCCGAGATAATCTCTAAGTCCAAGTGATACTTGAATGGTCGATACCCGCGCACGTCAATTGCTTCCACCATGTTCAAAAGACCCTTGGTTAAGGAAGTCTTGGTTTCATAGCCCAGGAGCCGGCGGGCCTTATACGACGAACAGTGCGCGTATTTAACTTCTTGCGGGCGACCTGGCATGTAGACAGGAACCAACTTGAACCGGACTAGATTTGCAATCGTCTGGGCCAACTCGTTGATTGTCACCACACCCTCGTCGGGCCCAATATTGATCACCTCGCCAACCACGTTTTCCTGGAACGCCATTGCCTTGAGACAGAACAAGCAATCGTCAATGTAGGAGAAGCATCGCTCTTGGGTGCCATCGCCATAGATTACAGGCTGCCGCCCCTGCATCATGAGGTTCATCATAATCGAGGCTACGTTGCGGTACGGGTCATCATACTTTTGGCGGGGCCCAATTATGTTGTGGGGTACCGCAATGACATACTCAACGCCGTGCGTTTCGCACAGGTTTCTTAAAAACTGCTCTACGGCCAGCTTTCCGATCCCGTACGGGTCTTGCGGCCTGCACCGCATGCTCTCGATAAACGGCGGCATTTGGGTTCCCCCGTAACGCGCCATAGACGAACAGATCACTATACGCTTCACAGAATTCGATATGGCGGCGGAAATTACGGATACACTCGCCCCGACTATATTCTGTGTCACAACATGCGGTGAGAACACGCTCAAGCCTTCGTACGCTGTCGCCGCGCAATGATACACTATGTCGCATCCTCGTATCCTTTCCTTCACGTCGGAGAAGTCGTTGCAGTCGATCTGGTGAAACTCTACACCAGCCGGGACATTATCCAACTCACCGCCGATCATGTTGTCGATCCCGACAACCTCGTGTCCGTCAGCCAGCATTACGTCTGCGAGGTGGCTGCCTAAAAACCCAGCCACCCCAGTGATGAATATCCTACTCACGATGGATCACGATCAAGAATTCGGGCATCGTACCGTGGCACTTGTCACACTCGTCCCAGCAATGAGCCTTGCCCAGGCCATTCGGGCACGCGATGGCTTCCCACCGATAGCCCGGCGGCATGGGGACGTGATCCATCACGCTCTCGGGCTGACAGTCCAGCGTCACGTCTTCAATGATGTAGACCCCACCAGTCTTGAGAAACGGCAGGAGGGTCTTTGCAGACGTGATCTGATGCTCCAGTTCGTGCGAGCCGTCGTCAATGATAACGTCGAACAGCGGGTTCTCCCACTTCTCCAGGGACTGGCGCAACTGGGCCGGATTGTTCTGGTCGCATCCCAGACTATGAATGCGACCCGCGTTAACCAGGCAGGAATAGTTGCTGTCCAACCCGTACACGTCAGCGTTCGGAAAGAACTCCTCCCACATTCGCAGGCTGGAGCCGTAGTTAATTCCAATCTCCAGCAGGCGCAAAATGCTCTCCTGCTTATCCTTGAACAGGTCCCAGTACGCCACCGTGTATGTGTGGCAGGTGTCGCCGGCGAGATAATGATCGCCGCCTTTATCCGTAGCGTGTTTCTTAGCTAGCTCGCACAGTGGGGTCATGGGACAAATCCTGTGAATTGAGTGGCATCGTGGTTGGCGGCATATTGCCTAAACGGGAGACCAGAGTTCAACTCTGTATAGGCCCAGATTGGCAAGTCAATAGGAACCGTGCTGGTACGTTGAATAAATCTCCTGCACTCCCAATTGTATGAACGATCAATGGCCGGCAGGTATCTTGACGGCCATATGTGGGTCGATCCAACAAACCGCCAGTTTGCACCGGTGTCGGATGGCACACCTTTCTCCCAGATACCGGGGAACGGAATGTAGTTCATTCTCTCCATGGCTTCGATGCGGCTTATGAATGTGGCAATGATCTCCTCGGTCACCGGCTTACCAGTCCACGCGCCCTGCTTGAGCACGCCGTAGTCGAGCCACACCCATACGTCTACCCGCGGGTCCGCAGCGGCGGCTATCATGGCCCACGCGGTGCGCTGGTGTTGCACAATGTTGGACAAGACCATATGCCGCGGCGTGGCGTACCTGTCAGACGGTACCTCCGTTGCCGGCGGCAAGTCAGGCATAACATGCTCTTTCATGTACCTATACAGCCAGCAATCCTCTAGCGGATAATCGTAGAACACCTTGATCTTGTCCCCGAGCGCCGAAACAAGACCATTCCCGAGCGCCGTGTATTGCTGGCGCGTCAGGTGCTTCACTTCGAGCGGCACGTAGGCCGTGACGGCTTTGACGATCATCATGCCCTCGCGTAGTTGGTGAACATCGTTTCATTGTGGTCCGCCTGGTACCAGCGGATCGGCAGGCTGCCATACTTCTCCACGCGCGCCAGGTCGTTCACTTCCCAGGTCACGTTTCGCTTGAGGTTGATGTTCCGCATAGTGCGGTCCATGAACTCGTTGGAGAACCGGCGCAGGTACTTGCGGGGCACGACCATCAAGCCCCCGCAGAACCGCCAGGACGGATTGCTGTCGTCGGACGGCCGATCAGGACCCCAGCATCCCGGGATGGCAAAATCGTCGTCTTTCACCTGCCCGAGGAAGTTGTTGATCACGTCCACGGTCACGCCCGGTACGTGCAGGATGCCGTAGTCAATCCACACGAAGGTTGTGGCGCTCGGGTCTACGAGGGACGCCGCGCCCAGCCACGCCGTCTTCTGGTGCTGAACGATATGGTAGGCAAGTGTGTTCTTGGCCGGGTTGTCCCCCATAGAGTGCGTCAAATGAAAAGCGCCGGCCTTCTGCAAGTCCTTGTACAGCCAACAGTCTTCAACCGTGTTGTAGAACGCCTTGAACGGCGCGCGGATAGCGCGCAGCCCCTTACCCAACTCACTGTACTCGGACATTGGGCGGGGATGCCCTTCGATGGGTACAAAGCCGGTGACGACGCGAATTCTAGTCATGCCAGATAAACTCCGATAGCTCGTTGGCGTCCACGGTCGCAATCCAGGCTTCCTTGTCCTCGCGGCCGTACGAAATCATGATGCTCTGACCGTTCGGGTGCCACGCGAGCCCGGCCACAAACTCGATCACTTTATCGTGAAAGTAGAACGGCTTGGTGATCCGCTGAACTGTCTTTGACTTGTCGTACCACACGAACCGGTGCTGATAGTAGCGCTTGCCGTTGTGTGGATGCACGCGGGCCTCATGCACGACTGACAGGAAGCCGCACTTAAATGGGATCACCTGTGAACTTCCACTGATCGCGTCAGCCGCAATGTTGATGGGCGTGCGCGATTTTTCAACACCGTTAGGGCGCACAGTGACACCCAGACGATAAGCAAACTCTAAATCATTGCCGTCAACCCACGGCATCCAGTTCTTCTCGTGCTGGCGGTGCGCCGGCAGCATGGCCCGAGCATCGGTGAGTGTGGCGCAGGTAACAAACGTTCCGGGGGCATTTGTTTTGCCAACGTCAATCCTGGCCAACCATTGCTCACACCAGCCCTCGTGGTTCTGTTCCCGCACACAAGCGTTAATCCACCAGCTGTTATTCCAGCTGAACAACCGCATGTCTTCAAACCCGGTTACCAGATCATATGCCGGCTTCGGCAAATGGGCCTTAACCTCTGCGTGTTGATTGACCTCAAAGTTATCTTTCAATGATACCAAAAAATTACGGGTGTTGATCGGGTTGGTTGAGTTCGCTTCGCCGTTTGTGCTTTTGATCAGGTACCGCCCTTGCTCGTCCATCGTGTAGTTGACAGTTCGCACCAGCACACAAATTTGTCCATTAGCCACCGCTATAGACGGGTTCATCGCGGTGTATCCATCCGGCGGGGTGAACGCAATCCGGCGGGTGGAGAATGACGACATTCTCTCAGACAGGGGCCGGATATAATGAAACAGATTGCCGCGCGCTTGCTCTCGGGAGAAATCGCTGGCGTCCTTAGACAGTGCAACATAGTTGCACATATCAAACCCACGCTCGCGGCGAGCCTTATCGTAGTACGCTACGATAGCGAACTCTTCGCGCAGCCCAATGGTGTAGACATAGTCATTCACAAACAACAGATCGCCGGGACGCTTGATGCGTAACCCCTCTTCGGCAACTAGGAGCGCGGCATAATTCATACCTTTAGTTCTGTAGTAGTTAGCTAGTGCATAGAGGGTTTCCGCACGACTGGGACGAAAATTGTATGCCCCCAACATTTCGGCCACAAAGCCACTATCATTTCCACTCTCGCGGAGCGTATTAGCGAGGTTAAAGCTAGCATTCCAGATTTCCTCGTCCCATCCCCCGAGTTCAATCCTTTTGCGATAAGCCTTCGCAGCCTTCTCCGGTTGGCCCGCATCCTTATAAGACTGAGCAAGATAGAACCACGATCTACCATTGTTTGGGTCCGTCTTTATTGCTTCCTTCAACAGTCGAATATCTCGTACGGACTTATTCTTGCGATTAGAGCCATCTGCATGATCTTGAAAGTAAATTCCATGCACCTCGCCAGCCGTGGTCACGTCAAGATATTCGTGCGTCACACCTACATAGTTTCCAGTGGCAGCACGGCTGACGAAGCGCGCATTGTGGTAGGACAGCGTGCCACCCTTCTGCACGACGTTATAGGCCATGCCGCTGCCTAGTTGTTTTTTGAAATTTTTGTCCTCGACAACCAGCTCCATATCCGCGTCACACAGGAGCAGATAGTCCCAAGAAAGCGGCGATTTTCGCGCGAGAGCGAGAGCGGCATTCCGGGCCTGCTCAAAGTTAACGAATGGAGCGTGCGTGATCTCGCCGGGAATTGATGCCGCGGCGAAGAACCCTTCAATCTTTTGTATGGTGTCATCGGTGCTTCCTGTGTCAACAATGGCATAGCTATCAATATGGGGGGCCACACTCTTGAGCATTCGCTCAATTCGGTCAGCTTCGTTCTTAACAATACAATTGAGCATTAATTTCACTTGTACTTCTCCAGATAATCTGCAACGAGCCGCAGGTGCTTAGGGCTGTCTACCGCATGACCAGCGATCAAATTACAAGGTTGGCATAAAATTCCCCTAACTTTTCCGGTATCGTGGTCGTGATCTGTAGTCCAGCCCTTTCGCGTGCCCGCCGCATCACTACCACACGCAGCGCATTTGTAATTTTGGGACATAAAAATAGCATCCCGCTGTTCTAGCGTGATGCCATATAACCTAATCTGATTGAGATTTTTTATGCGTAGCTTATTGTCGTCGCGCCATTGCTGGTACCGCGGACGATTTTTGCGTGAATACTCCGCGCAACGTGCCTTATTACGTTTACGCCACGCCTTTGAATATTCTGGACTAGACGGCATTGACACTCCGAAGGGGATCGGGGTTTGAGCTATAGGTTTTTAGCCTATAGCTCATTTCGTGTCAACTGTTATCCGTTGGAAATTCGGAGCGGGCCAGTCATGCCGGCATAACCGAAGCCAGTAGCGCCGGTCGTGCCCGTTGGTCCAGGATCATGAACGCGATATACCGCACCGAGAATATGCGGGTCCACCTTGAGCACAACGAACTTTGTAAACGTGGCCGGATTTTTGTTGTAGCCCGCGGGACCGGTGACGCCGGTGATGCCCGTGGAGCCTGTGGCCGAAGTCGGACCAGTCTTACCAAACGGCCCAATGCCCGTCGCGCCGGTGATGCCAGTAGGGCCGGTAAAGCCAGTTGGTGAAAGACCGGGCAATCCGACAAATGGACCTGTCGTGCCAGTCGGACCAGTCGCGCCGGTATGGGTGGTACCTGATGGACCTGTAGGAGAGGTACCAGAAACACCAGTGCTTGCATTAATAGTGAGACCGGGACCCTGTGGGCCTGTACAACCCGTCGGACCAGTTTGACCCTGTGAAGGGCCATGAGCGCCGGCACCAATTATCCCAGTTGGACCTGTCGAGCTACCCGCGGCCGCTGCCGTAGGACCCTTCAAACCGGTTGCGCCGGCCGGGCCATAAACGTTGGCATTGTTGATCAGCTCAACGACTTCCTCCAGCACCGCTGGAATTTCGTTGTCATCATACGACTGCGGCGGCTTAGGTGCCGGGGTCAGCGGATTTACATACTTGGCCATGCTCAACCTTTACCCGTTCGAGATAGTCAGTACGCCACTGTTGTTCCACACCTGGTTGACCACATACGGGTCCGCGAGCGGCGGGATGAACAATGTCACCGTGGTCCCGGTCGGACCAGTGTTACCGGTCGCACCCGTGGCACCAGTTACACCTTGACCAGTTGCACCGGTAGGCCCTGTCGTGGTGCCCGTGGTGCCCGTGGGGCCAGAGCTACCGGCGGGGCCGGTAGCGCCAGTCGTGCCAGTCGGACCAGTCGGGCCACCAGCCTGACCAGTGGCACCGGCGGGGCCAGCCGGACCAGCCGGGTTTGCACCCGTCGGACCCGTCGGACCAGTGTTACCAGTCGCACCCTGCGCGCCGGCCGGACCTTGCGGGCCGCCAAACGAACCGGTTGGACCAGTGACGCCGGTAGGGCCTGTCGGGCCCGTAAAACCTGTTGCTGAACCAGTTGGGCCAGTCGGACCGGTCAAACCGGTTGGGCCACCAATGTTACCGGCATTAACTGCGGCAACGACCTGGGCGAGAATATTGCCAATCTGGTTTCGATCCGGATTGGTGACCGCGGGAATAGTTGACATAGATGACCCCTTCGAGGCTGCCTGCGTGATATCGGTACGCTAGAATTCGTTGATCGTTCCTTAATTCTCTAGGATAACTTTCGACCGGCCATTTGGCTTAAACCAGAAGGGAGGAGCAAACCGGGCAAATAGTTCGGGCGGCAAGGAAGTTTCCCGAGGGATTTTACGAACTCGCTTGCCTACTGCGTGGAGACCAGGAGTACCAAGTCTAGCGTCGAACTCAGACGCCCCGGGTATCGGCTGCACGTTGTCGAAGTCATGTTTTAGCGCGGGGAGGGATAACCATTCGTAAATAGCGCTAATAACACGCGCGGGATTAGCAGCGAGCCCATCATAATCCACCAACATTAAACGGTCCGCATAGGGCCCGTAGTATGCCTCTTTCAATGAATTCAGTGGATACCCGATCATCCCGTTAGAAGCCGCCAACATATCAGCACGATCAAATACGTTCATATTGGCGTCAAATTTGAACAACCCGCTCACTTGTAACGGATATTTACGTAACAGTTTTTCAACGCTGTCCATAATCCACGCCGGCTGCCGCACACAACAGATCAAGCGGCAATCTGGAAACAACTGGACTAGTAATGGCAATTTTCCGGTCCAGGCGCGATTGCTGTCTATCGCAGTAATTCTTGGGTCTTCCGGGTAGTACGCAGAAAATAAACCGGTAATCATGTTCGCGCGGTCCGCATCGGTTACAAACACGGACGTTTCCTGGTTAGCCGCGGTCGCACGTTGCACGGCATTGACAATCCCATATATGGGCGAAATTATTGACGTTTGCAAAAACGGGTTCTGCTGGAGGATCGCAGCGAGTAGCGTGCTGCCGCTACGCGGGAGCCCGCTTAAAAAGTGAGCATTCATAAGGACTTACCCTACACCTGGGGAAATAGGTTTAGCTCCGGGCCCGGGCTGGTTGCCAACCAAGGTTGCCGATTGAGGGCCTAGCCCATGGCCGGCCGGCTGTCCAGGTCTATTTCCCTGGCCCTGCGCGGCGGCGCGGTTCAAGTCCATTCCTGGGTTATTCGTTTGCCCATCCTGGCCACCGTTGCCCTCAGGCGTACCAATATGCACGGGCGGCCCTTCTGGCATCTGGGCGCGGGCGGCCAGCGCGCCGGCGGTCAATTCGGTCGCAATACGCTGCACGCCCAATTCGACGCCCTTATGGACACCTTGCTCGACCTGTTGGGTCATATCGCCGCCGCTGGCCTGTTGCTGCTTCTCAGCAGCGTCCATCTGCTCAATCTCTTGCTCACTCGGCACGATCTGCTCGCCGTCCAATCCGATGGTACTAGAGACTGACCGCAGCACACTGGCGCGGCCCTTGAGCCCGACGATCTTCTGATCAACTGGGTTGATCGTGGCAGACAAGAACTCAATCTGGCGCTGTCGCAAAGTCTCGCGTTGGATCGCAACATTGACGCCCTGGACACTAATCTTCTCCTCGCCGGTCAGCAATCCGGTTGTATCGGTCAACATGATCAAGTCGGACAGTTGCAGGAGCGCGGGCTCCAGCACGTCCCGGTCAATATTAGCGCTCACGCTCTGCAAAATCTTCGAGGCATTGCCCATGAGCATAGCCAGCCCGGATGCGGTTCGGCCGGCGCCGCCGGCGGCACCCTGCCCACCAACATACTTCGGAATGGCCGAAACGTCATCGGCCAGGCCAACGCAGAACTCGAACACAGACTGGAGCTGCTGTGCGTTCGAGGTTGGCATAAAGAACGAAACAGGAACCTGGGCATTATTACCCACCGGGTCGTTGCGCGCGTGCCAGCGCTTCCACGGATATAGATCATCAGTGTTCTCGTCCGGCGACACGCGGTCGTCGTTGATCACGACTTGCGGGCCCGAGGCTATGCTTAAGTTATTGACAAGACTACGTAAAGTGGCGTTTGCCACCTCCTGTAGATCGGTCAGCAAATCGGTCAATCCGTTACCAATGGGGGTACCCGGCACCTTCTCGAATGATGTAATAAAGTACGGATGGCGCTGTCGCGGGGATGGCGACAAATGCGCCTTAATGACATGCGTGCCAATGACCCACGCTTGAACATTGTAGTCCCGTAACTCGTCCGGGACAGCCAAACCATACTCTTGCAAAACGCGTCCCTGAACATTGCCGTTGAACTCCATCATGGAGAGCATGCCGGACCGGTTCCAGGCCGGGTTCTCGCGGCTCTCTAAAGTTGCCCGTTCTGCATCGGTCGTGTCCCAGTTATCGTATAGGCCTCCACGCCCATATTCATCCAAGACAGCTCGGATTTCATCCTCATTATACCCTGGCAAATCGAGCAGATCATTAATCTCGGCTCGGGTGATACGTAGCTTTTCGATGGTGTTTGCATTTTCAATGTCCGCGACACCCGGTGTCCACCACAAATCGAACGGCGACACGCGGTTCCAGGTCAGCTTTGGCTTCTGTTGGACTGTGGGAGCGCCTCCGTTGGGCGGCCACACGACCTCAGGAACGACCTTTACAACCGGGCCTTTTATGCACGCGAACGGGAATATCGGCAGGTCTACCAGGAACTCCGCGAGAGCATGATAGAAGCCACCATCGCGCAGCAGCCCTTCAATTTTTTCGTCGCTATCTCGGGCCTGCTGGGTCGCTTTTTTCTTGGCCGCGTCCTTGGCCGCCTCTACCAACGCGTCACGGCGCTGCTTAACGTCGGCCGGGTTCGGGGGCTGCCCCTTATGCTGCTGCACGAGCTGCTGCTCGGACTGCATCATCTGGTCAATACTCTGGATGATTTGCGGCGGCACGACGGGATCGGACGGCGGCTTGACAGACCAGGGCTGGTCCTGGCCTAAATAAATATCCCGGAGCAGCGAACTGGCGGCACGGCATTTTTGGGCGATCAGGCGGGCGTACACCTGTGACCCGCCGAACTTGGCAATTTCGGCCAATTTGGAGGCATCGTACTGGCCATTGAACGTGCGGAGGGCAACCAATAGGCGCTCAGACCACCCGGACGCCGTGTTCCGGTGGTTCCGCATTATCTCGAATTGACCCTTGATATAGCCAGCTAACTGGGGTATTTCTGGCTCTGGAGGGGCATTGTCCTGCGCGGACGCCGTAGCCCGCTCCTGGAGCTGTTGCTCCAGCGCAGCCGGTGGGATAACTTGGAGTACGCCGCTTTGTCCGAGGTCGCTCATGCCTTGTCCGGCTGAAAAGGATTGCACCGTGAACCTAACCGGAACGCGCTAATAATGCCTTAACAATTGCGATGTTGCATTTAATACCGACCTGGTGTACGGATTTGGCCATGATCGATCATATTGACGAAAGCGAGCGCCTGGACGAAGTTATACGGGCGGCGCTCCCGGCCACGTTATCGTCCAATGGCCTAAACCTTTCCGACCTAGCCGCGCTTGCCCGCGACCTGATCCTCAATCTCAGAGAACTGCCGGCCACGCTTGCCGCGCACAAAATCACCCAAGAGCAATATGGCAGGATTAAAGAGAACGAATTTTTCAAGCGCGCCCTAGAACAGCTCACCATTGAATGGCATTCAGCCAAGTCAACTACTGACCGGTTGAAAATCCAAGCCGCGGCGTCGTTTGAATACGCCATGCCAACCATAACCGCGAGAATGGTAAAGAACGATGAAGACCTCGGCAAAGTAGTTGAAGCTGGCAAGCTGCTCGCTAAAGTGGCCGGCGTGGATAGCAGCGAAGCCCAGGCAGCCTCAAACCCCGGCGAGAAATTTTCTATTGTTATTAACCTAGGAGAAGATACGAAGCTCAAGTTTGAAAAAGACGTAACCCCCGCGGTGCCACTCTTATTGAAAGAAAAAACCAATGAGCCAGCCTAAAGTCGCGTTCTTCGATATCGAGACTGCCCCATCCCTAGGCTGGTTCTGGGGCAAGCTATGGGAAACATCAATCATCGACGTGAAGACCCCGTGGTACATGTTGTCTTTTGCATACAAGTGGCAAGGGAGCGACAAAATTCACATTCACGCGCTGCCCGACTATCCGCTGTTCAAAAAGGACAAGGAGAATGACAAGCACCTCATCGAAGACCTCCACGATCTCTTTGATGAAGCGGACGTTCTCATCGCCCACAATGGTGACAGATTTGATATCCGTAAGAGCAATGCTCGCTTCATCACCCAGGGCCTGCGACCGCCGTCTCCTTACAAGTCGATTGATACTCTTAAAGCCGCACGCCGGTTCTTCCAGTTTGACAGCAACAAGCTGAACGACCTGGGCCAATACCTCGGGGTCGGGCGCAAGCTGCCGCACACTGGGTTCGATCTGTGGTCCCGCTGTATGCGTGGAGAAAAGTCTGCATGGAAGACGATGAAAGAATACAACGCCCGCGATATCGTGCTACTCGAACGGGTCTACGAAAAGCTGAAACCCTACATGACAAATCACCCCGATCTTACTATCTACGAAGATGCAGTAGGGTGCCCAACATGCCGGTCCACTCATATTCATCGCCGCGGGTTTGCGGTCAGCAGGAAGCGCAAGTATCGCCGCTATCATTGCGGTAACTGCGGCTCCTGGTTCCAAGGAGCCGTCATCAAGCTGGGTGAGAAAGTCCCCGACAAACACGGAAAATAATATGCGCGATATGCTTTGGGCTCTGGGTCTACAAGCCAGCTTCTGGTTCTGCGTATGGCTGACTTATCGGGCAGGCTATACAGATGGACAGCGGCATCCAAATGGGCATTGAGTACACAGCACCGCCTACCTGCGCGGCCTTCCAGAAGTCCGAAGCCTTCGGACGGCTAATTGCTGGGCCCGTGGGCTCTGGTAAGACGACTTCCTGTGTGATGGAGCTAGCGCGCCGGTCCATGCAGCAGGCTCAGGCCGGCGATGGCCTGCGGTACACCCGCCACGCCATTGTCCGTCAAACCCTCAAACAGTTGAAGGACACCGTGCTCAAGGACTGCCGCTCGTGGCTGGGCGGCCTGGGCGAATGGAAAGTTTCCGAGAATACCTTCCACCTGAACTTTGGCGACGTACGCTCCGAGTGGATATTCATTCCTCTCGAAGACGCCGCGGATCAAGCGCGTTTGCTGTCCATGCAACTGACAGGAGCCTGGTTGTCCGAATGCATCGAAATGAACCTGGACGTTGTCGCGCCAATTACTGGCCGCCTAGGCCGATATCCATCGGGCGCTCAAGGTACGCCTACGTGGCATGGTCTGATCGCGGATACGAACATGCCTACGGAAATGTCTCCTTGGCATACATTCATGGAGAACCCGAATGCGGATTGGCAGGTCTACATTCAGCCTTCGGGATTGTCGCCCAACGCCGAGAATTTAAACTATCTCGTGCAGAATGAACGAACTATCCTGCTGCCTATTGATCATCCAGATCGCTTGGCGCAGGGCCGCAAATACTACGAACGCTTCGTTGAAATGTACGGCGAGGACAGCGACTGGGTTAAGCGCTATGTCCACGCGCAGTACGGCGATGACCCGTCCGGCATGGCCGTCTTCAAGGAAAGCTGGCGTTCAGACTTCCACGTTGTGAACGACACGATGCTGATCCCGGGCTACCCCATTGTGGTAGCACAAGATTTTGGCCGCAACCCGTGGTCATTGATTTGTCAAGCCGATCACATGGGCCGGCTGATCGTTCATGAGGAAGTTCCCGGCACAAACATAGGTTTGGAAAAACATGTCAACCAAAGCCTGCGCCCTCGACTGCTATCGAACAAGTACGTCGGCTATAAGGTCGCCATGGTTGGAGACCCGGCCGGGGTGGCCAAAGGAAACATTTCCGAGGAAAGCTGCTTCGACGCCCTCAAGCGCCTGGGATTACCAGCGTTCCCCGCGGTTACGAACGATATTGAACCAAGGCTGCGCGCGGTTGAAGCCTTATTGGGAAGACAGACAAACGGCGGTCCGACCCTCATGGTGAACCGCCAAGGCTGCCCAATGTTGATACGCGCTATGTCAGGTGGCTATCGCTTCACCAAGACGAAGGCCGGGGCGCTCCGGGTCGTGCCCGAGAAGAACGATAAAGAGGGATATTCCCACGTAGCCGACTGCTTGCAATACGCTTCTCTCGTCGTTGGAGGCGGGCTAATGGGTGAAATCGCCAGAAGGTTGCGGGGTCGAACTCGACCAGCAGGCCCCACAATTTCAGCCGCAGCTTGGACATAGCGTTAGCGCCCGTACACGCACTTGATTATGAACTCGTGTAGAGGCCACTTGTCCGGGTTTGAACCTTCAAAGATAATGTTGACTAGGCGATGCCGCATGACAGCGGCATCGCGCATTGTTTGCCAGATGATCATCGTAATAGCATCACGATCAGGACGATCACCAGGATGAAGCCAATCCCGCCGCCGCCGTACCGGTAAGGTCCGCCAGCGTAGAACCCGCCACCTCCGAACAAGAGGATCAGGATCAGGATCAACAGAATTAAGCCCATAGCTTTACCTCCGTTGGGTTTGGACCTTTGGCTCGACTGTCGGCCCTGCGTGATCCGACTTGTCCAAGCCACTGTCATCTACCCTGGGCGCTTGCGTGCCCGGGTCATTGCCGGCGGCGCCATGCGCGTCACCGCGAATATTCTGCGGCGGGTGCTGTGGGTTCATAACCACAGGCGTTTCCGGATGCTCGGGCGCCGGCCTAAACACTGGTGCCTGCGAACCCGGATCAGTCGTAATGACTTGCGGCCCCGCGGGGTCTTTTGGTTGAGATAGATCGAGAACAGGCTTTACAGTAACGGTCATAAGAATACTCCCCAGTTTGTTGCTACGCTTTCCTATTAACGCGCGACTGAGCCATTAGTTTCCGCTTGAAGTCCAACCGGTTCACCTTGCGACCGTTCAACAGCCGGGCCTGGCGCCGGCGCCGCTTAGCAGTTGCACACACAGTCATAATGGCCTCTTAAAGTGGTGTCCGATAAAGTACGATAACGAGTAGCCCGCGGCAAACGAGAGAAACACGGCAATGTGCCAGCCGATCAACTCCAGCGCGGTCTCGTTTCCGAAAAGAAAGTGACGCACTATTTATCCTCTGGTTTAGCCGCCTCAACAACTTGCTGTGCAACTTTCGCCGCACGGACGACCACGCTTTCTGCTGTGGCCTGTGCCAGTTGAACTTGCCCCACATTTACCGGGTGTGCCACCAGCTCCAAAGCGATCAACCGGTCAAACTCTATTTTGGCTTTTGCAATCTTGCGGAGGAGGCGCCCTCTTTTCCAACCCTGATATGTCTTGCTTTCGTAGATTTGAATGCCGTACCAGAGCAACGCGACCACGGCCGCTACCCCCGGAAACCATCCGACAATAGAACCTAAGAGGGCAGCACCGGATAGAGTATGGCCTATCCAGCTAATAATCCCCTGGCCCTCTTCCACTTCGCTACCCCGTGCTGCTACAAATGGCATAAGTGCCCCGTGTCTGATTTACATAAGGTAAAGAGGAACCATGAATAATTAGTGAATTTTATCGTCTTCCCAAGGGCACTGGACCACTAATTCCATGTGTTTTTTCAACATGTCCCGGTGTTTTGCCGCCAGGTCTGTCAACTCTTTTATTGCACTTTCCAGCTTCTCGGGCACCTGGGCGCCAATTTTAATCAGGTTCTGGATCGAGATCAGGGTCTGGAGCCGGCCGGCCGCGGAGTGCAGCGCGAACGCCGTAGACATGCCATCGACAAACGGCTGCCGCTCCAGGTGCCGATCATAGCTGTCAACGGTGGCCAGGATGGCCTGGGCTTGCAGCTGCCCTATAGTCGTGATGTTTACCGGCGCCTGGAGAGCGTCGATGATCATCATTTCATTTAACAGCGGTGTGGGCATTGGTTATATCCATTGGCATTTTTTTCAACTCGTCCGGGTGTTTCTCGCCGGAAATATACAGCGTCAACAGGTTCAACATATGCTGGCGCTGGGCCGGCTCCATGTAGTACCCGCGGGCCCACAGAGTGTGGATGGTCAGGTTAAATGGCTTGAGGCGCTTACGCAAGTGGCAGATAACCACGTCGACCATCTTGGGGTCGGTCTCTTCCTTGAGCGAAGATCGCCGGCTCTCGATCACCTGGTGCATCGTGTCCTTGGTGACCTCGGTTCGATTGATCAACACAGCCAGGAGGGCACCTTGCAACTTTGTCACCTTGAACAGGCGCACGCAGGAGAATACCAGCTCCTGCTCCTGCACGTAATTGTCCTTCACCCAGAGCGGGGTCCGCGTGTCGCGGTGGGCGCCGGGCGGCCAGTCTTCCTTTGGGTAGTAGGCGATGGACCCGGTGAGCACCGCGGTGCGAACCGCATCCCGCACGGCGTCGGCCGTCTGCCTCATAGCCCGGGCAATCGCCCGATATGGCACGCCTTCGTCCGCGAGCCGCACGCAGTATGGCACGAGAACTTTTGGAATTTCTTCGGATGGCAACAGGTCAGTCATGGGGCACCGGGGGTGTGAATTTCAATATACGAGGCAAGCGCACGTAATCGGGACGGTAGTTCGCCCGCATGGCCAAGAGCTAGGTTGCACGGCCGACACAAAATAGCTCGGACTTTTCCTGTCTTGTGATTGTGATCTATTTGCCACCCATATTTGTGGCCTGGATCGGGGGATAAACACGCAGCACAGCAGCCATTCTGGGCTGCCAATAGTTCATTAAAATCTTCCGGAGTTAGATTGTAGACTTTTTGACGCCACCAGGCACGCACTTTTAGGGGGTTAGCTGCTCGCCATTTTTTATCAGTATCTTTTATTCTCTCCTTGTTAGCAAGACGCCAAGCTAACCCCTGGGCCAATCTTTTTTCACGGTTACGCTGATACCACGCCGCGTGATAAGCCTTTCCTTCTTCGGGGTTTTTATATGCCATAATGTAGGCCCAGTGGAGCTGTACCCCCTGCGGCGCAACGCGCGAACGACTTACATGCACCTATGCCCCACCGGGCCCGGCCACACAATAAGGTGCATGTCTTATTCATTGGTTACTTCATCACCAGTTTGGCGGACAACTTGTCCACCCGGTGCAGAGTATAGATGGCGACCTCGACTTCGTCATCCAGGTCCGCGTGTGCGCGTAGCTCTGGGTCGGCTACGAAGTACTTGGTGCCGTCGCCGGCGTCCTCGCGGTGAACTAGCATTTCATTAGGGAAGCCTTGGGGTTTGGCCATATTATCCTCTGGGGGTTCCATCTGCTTTACGGGTGACGGCGACGTTTGCCCACATGGCATTCGTCCGGTGGTTTCGCATGATAAACGACTTATCAGGTCCGTCTATCAAAAAGGTATCTAGACATTCAGCATAAGCCTTGGCCGCCTGCCGCAGTTGTGACATGTGGTCAATCTGCTCTTGCGTCGGTTTAAGATATTCGAATGTTGACGCGTGCATCACAGCCATAAAACCCCCAGTATCAAGCCAAGAACAAACAGTCCAATGCTGAACGAGATCATGACAGACCAGCTCACGTCATGCGGTACCGTGGACCTCATGCCGCCCCCGTGAACCCTGCGATAACGATGGTTGGTATCCCTTTGGTGCCGGTCGGCGCCAGCAAGTACATCGGCTCGATGTTTGGCTTGTGGCCGGTCGGCCCCACCTGCGAGAGCCCCTTGAGCTGCTGTCCTGCCGCACCGATGCCCGTCGTGCCAGTCGGATGCGACGACACCACGTTAATCGTTTTGAGGCCGGCCACGGCTGCCCCAGTGAACCCAGTCCCGGCAACTATGCGGGCGTTGGCCATCAGGCTGCCTTTCGTTCTAGCTCAACCCGACCCGTGTCCCAAGTAGGAGCATCAGGGCTCCCACTGAGCGGGGCCGGGCCGCCCTCAGGCGGAATGGTCTTGGCGACGCGCTCGGCTATGGACCAGGCGCCATTCAAGGCGATCAGGTTGTTTTCGGTGGGGGCCATGGCAAAGTCCGTGACCGCGCGCTCCAAGTTGGACGCGAACAGGTGGAAGGTGTCCCGACCTTCCGGCGACGTGGCCCTAATGGCTGCGGTTCGCAGTTTCAGAATGAGTTCCATAGCTTTTCCTTAACATCGCAGCCGCTTATGTGTCAAGCGGCATGGAGCGCGAGCCCATACCAGGCGCCGGCGCCAGCGAGCAACGCTCCACCCAGGTTAGGCCCGAGCAGGTCCGAGTTTGGATTGCCGTTCATCAAGAGGTCACCGACGATGCACACTGCGTGGATGCCGGCAACCAGGATGCCGAGGCCCGGCAACCAGACTGACACGCCGAACCAGATGCAGGCCATGACCGCTATGGCCGCGTAGCCGTACGGGGTTCGCTTGCCATTATCGTCAAATGCTTGAGGCATAGGCAGGACTTTCTTTTGAAGCCGTCATACTTTAGGGGCGCTGACATAGTCCTTGAGTACTTCGGTCTGGTGCGGCCACACCGGTGGGTTCTGTATAGCCGCCGCTAATTGGTGCAGAACGTCTTCCCAATAGTGAGGATCGTTGAGCACAATCATCGCCGGGGCGCGGACATGACTATACTTAGGCCGTCCGTGGACTTCCCACACACAGCACAAAATCTGATAATCCTTTGTCGGTGCCTGTGTAACTTCGGCGCGTATCAGCTTGATCCCCTTGGGGAATTCCACTGTAGGCGGCGGGGTAATCTCTAGTGGTGACACCGTTTCACCTTCACTTGGGCGGGCCTGGGTAGCGCGCTTCCGTGTCACCTTCATACCTCGCCAAGTGTTAACGAGTAGTTAAAGGTTCGGTTTTTGACCCCGAGGTATTTCCAAAGGGGTCTATTTGTAGATTAGGGCGGGCGGCCTGTCCAGCGTGGGGGGAGGTGCTATTGCGTCGCATTCGCAACAATAAGCCAATGAAAAGGCCGCTAGGAAAAACGGTTTCCCTAGCGGCCTCGGGCAACGCCTAGTGTTACTTGTGGGTGAGGTTCAGCGCCAATTGGCAGATGCCGCCGGGGGTCTGAACACCAGTGAACCCATGCGTGGAACTGACCAGTTTAGTCTTGCCCGATGTAGAGGCAAGCGCTTCATCGTATGCCGCCTTTGAAACGTCGATGGTGACGGTCATTACATCGCCCTTGATATCAATTTGAAGGGGTTTCGCCATTTTATTCTCCTATGTGGCCGGAAAGCGCCGGCCGTCGCACCCATGCCGCATCGGGCAACGCCCCAGCCATCGCGCGATGGTAAGGTGTGAAGGTGTTACCCTGATACCGTCGAGCGATTATACCTCCGTGTAACCCCTTGATATCATTGAACTCCCCACCGGAAGATTAACTCATTGATTTCATTGGTATATTGGTAATCAGGTTGTACCGTTAATATTGTATATTTATACGATAATATTAATTGGCCTCTAATAATTTAACACCTTGATACCATTAAGGAAAAGTCCTTAGTATGTTAATATCACGAAAATCGGAAAAGACACAGCCGTTTGAACCCACCATTTTCCCCACCATTTTCCCCACCATTTTCCCCACCATGTTGCTCTAGGAGGCATCAAGTTGGAAGGAGAACAAAACATGATCAAATATTATATATTCAATAATACCAGTCATTACATGATTACAATAATGGTGGGGAAAATGGTGGGGAAAATGGTGGGGAAAATGGTGGGTTTTAGTAGCCCCATCGTTTGAAAAGGCAAATACTTACATATTAAGCTTTATTACCTACTGAAGGTTGCACGGTGTGACGGTATATATCTTAAAAGGACATATTTGGTTGTGCTCTTAATATGTAAGTATTACACCATTCCACCCTCAAACCCCGTCCAAAATCCACCATTTTCCCCACCATTTTGACCCCTAATCTGTTTCATAAGGTAGGATAAACCAGGATATCGAGCCATTCCCAGGCAGGAGCGCGCCCGACGCGGCAGGGGCGAGGCCGAAAAACGGCGGCGCGCCGCGTATGGCCACAGGAGACGACCATGAAATCCCTTTTGAAGTCCCTTCTACTGAGCTTCGGTCAGTGGTTAGCTGAAATCAGCAATTCCCACGCAGGAACAGTGGGTTGCGCTGCTTTCCACGCTCATTGCGTCATCTTGGAGCACTATCGGGAATATCCTTATAATTTCCCACGCTCCAATGACTACGAAAGCCATTGAGTTTGAAGCCCTAGCGCATTACGGTGCGCTAGATCGTTAAACCCCAGTGCTGAGGAGCACACAATGATCGGTTCACAGCTTCCACGTTATAGTCAGCCACGTCCCATAGTGGGACAGGCAGAGAGCACCAAGCGCCAGCGCACGCTGGAGCACCTTCCAGTGGTCAATCTGGCCTCTGATGCCGTTGCCCCGCACGATCCGTCGATGCTGGAGCTTCTGGGCATTGATCCGCGTGACCTGACCAACCAGTACATCAAGGCCATTCGGGACTTCATCAAGAATGGCCTTGAGAGCGAGAGCAGCTATAAGACTTTGCTGGCTGTCACAGGCAGCAAGTGGCTGCTCACCCGTTATGCCCCAACGGTTGCCCCCAGCTTCCTCAAGCCGGCGAGGCCACTATGACACAACATAACAGCGGTTGGCGCAGCCACCGCAGACCAGTCAAATTCACCACAGGTGGCCTTATCGCCACATATTCCCGCAATGAGCTGTCCTCAGCTGGGCTGCTCACTGATCGTCCATACAATGGACGGTATAACGGTGACACGCTGGACGCCGAGGACAACTACGTTCCTCGCCAGCCAATCGAGGTAACGTACTCGTAGGCTTATAGCCCTAACGGTTTAACCGGTTAGTTGCGTCTGGACCGTTAGTTCGATAAGCTGGAATACAGGTAGCTACGCCACTGTTATACCAATGAGCTTGGCGTTGCAGTCCCCGAGGCATCATATCCGGACTGATCAGTTGGGGAGCGTTATTCGAGAAGCTGAACCCAGTGCTGAGGAGCACAAAATGACGACGATACAAGACATGATCGGCATGCTGAGTGAAGCAACTAGCCTGAACACCAAGAGCATCAAGAGGCTCTCGGACAATGACAAGAAGATCATTGCTTACATCAGCAGGTTAGAGCGTCGCATACTGGAGTGCCCTGCGCTTGGCCGTAGTCGCAGGCGTCGTAAACCTGCCGCGCTCGCCCTAATTAAACGAGCCGAACGGCCCTGCTTTGCGAAAAGCCGACATGGGCTTCATAGAATGCATTTTGGTCGTAAGCACCTAGACCATAATGCACAGACTCGAAACCGTCTAAAAAGGGCCAAGTCATGATTGCTATCCAAGAAGGTGACACGGTGGTACTCACGCTCTCCAACAAGACAATAATGGGCGTGGTCAAGTGGCTGTCAAAGAATGGCGCCAGGGCCACTGTCGAGGTCAAGCGCGGTAACAGCCGCATGACCCTTCCAGACTGGGACACGCGCCACATGCGTGCGGTGGCGTCATGAAGGTGTCAGTCTGCATTAGCCGTTCAGGAGTAGAAACGGCACAGCTGATTGTTGAGGCCAAAAGCGTTGATGCTGCTGAAAAGCGCATCGAGAAACTGCTGGATACGACACACCGGGTATCGTTAGAAAGATTGGTCCGAAACCGTGGCATACGTTTAGGCGATACTGAGTGCAACGGTGACGAAGAAAGTTCATGGGAGTTGTCATGAGAAACGCATTCTTCGTGTTTGAACTGGTGGGCATAGCAATCTTTCTGTCCATCGCAGTTGGCCTGTTCCTTGGCCCGAGGTTGAAGCCATGAAACGGTTAACAATAGCATTTGTGGTTTTGGTTGCGACAGGGCCATTTGGCCATGCAGGCGGACTAACGGGCCGCCACGTTGCAACTGACCACAGGCACCAGCTTCGACAGAGTAATGGGGCTGGTGCCACCATTTCGCAGCCCACAGGCGACCACATTGAGTGGAATGGTCCACCGAGTGTGCCGTCGTGGGAGCGTGGCTGCACTAAGTTTGATGAACATGGGAATTGGAGGGACGTATGCTAGACCTTACCAGGCCAATCACCACTCGCTCTGGCGCCGCGGTTCGCGTTATATGCACAGATAGCCGGGCCAGATCAGGCCCACTGGCTGTGCTGATAACCGATGGCGTGCGTGAGCTGCTTCGGTCATATCCTATAACGGGGGAATGCGCTGGTGCTTATGGAACGGCCACTGTAAATAGGTCATTTGATTTAATCAATGCCCGCGCGAAGGTGAAACGGTGGCGTGTCACTTACGCAATAAACCCAGCACTTCAAAGGGTGCCAATGCTCTATACGAGCAGCATACAAGCTATTGACAGCAATTCAAGCCGTGGTTGGTTGACTTCTGATGTTGTTTCCATCGCGCTGGTGGACGTTTACGAGGACGAACTGCCATGACAGCGGCATGGTATTTTGCCCTTGGATTTACGGCAGACGTGTGGTTTTCACTATGGACAATGGTGCCACTATGACAGCAGAAATCATCATGCTCAAGGACAGGCGCAAGCCAGTCCGGCTTCCACCGACAACGGCACATGCCGAGCAGATGCTCAAAGAGGTACAGCTTGAGCATGACCTGGAGAAATTCAGCGCCCTTAGCGATGCCGAGCTGGACGAGTTCCGGTTCATATTCGGTGAGAAGGAAAAACGGTTGCAGATACGCAATGCAGCCTATGTCCCACAGGCACCGAAAGCGCGAGTGGCTTTCGCTGATGCTATGATCTTGGCATCGCCTGAGACACGCGCTAAGGTCGGCCGCATACTGGATGATTTGGAAGCGGTACTAGGCCGGAGGAAGCCATGACCTTCACGATGCAAGAAATCGCAGACCTTCGAGAAGCCATTGACACAGCCCAAGGGGAGTTGTGCGTGGATTGGAGCGGCGATGGTTCGTTCCCAGAGGGTACCGCGTATAATAATCGGCTTGAGTTGTTAAAGGCCAAATTGCTGGAGTTCATAAATGACTGACGCTGACAAGGTGAAACGGTATGAGCAAATATTGGCTATGGTCGCCGCGTTGCCTGATGTTGGCATAATGCAGCCTCAACGGATTGTGGATGAATACAAGATCGCCATTGATCATGTAAGAAACATGACCAAAGGTGCAGCGCCACCCGAGTTGCTCAAGCTGTACTACATCTATCACAACGGTGACGATGGCAACGACCACACCATGTTTTTACGCGCCACCAGCCCAGAGGCTGCATATGGGTTCTGGAAGGACAAAGTTGCAATAGATGGCCATGACGTCGATCCAGAAGAAAGCATCTATGTTCGCACGGTCCCACCGGCTGTAGGCAGATATGGCAAAGTGGACTGGGGCGATATTGTCATAACCACTCTACCAGATCAACGAGGAGCATGAAATGGCTTATCATATAATTGACGTTGAAACGGGTGCGTTTGTGGTGAATAGCCATGATGAAGCTCCTGTAGCCTTTGACACTGGTGCCGAAGCATCAGCAGCGGCCAAGGAATTGGCTGCCAGTGGCCGTAAGTATCGGGTCAAGCGGGTCACAGACACGCATTGGCAAGAGCGTGAGAGCAACAAATTTATCAGCGGCAGGTATCAGCCGCTTCCCTGGACCTCGCACGACTGGTGGAGGTGTATATCCGCTCGCGCTATCCATGAAAAGCACTACCCGCATATCTCAAAGAAAGAGCCGGGCATGATTGCCTATACCGAAAGCGTAGAAAAGGGTATGGACAACATTCGTACCTGGATCAAGCCTGGCCGGTATCTGGAGAAATACTTCTCCGAAATCTTAAGCACATATGGAGTGCGCGGCTCTAAGCTGGCGAAGGAATATGCCAGCAGCTATGAACCCAAAAAGGTGTTCTTCGCCGCCACCGAGGACGAAATACAGTCGGTCTATGAGCGTGGTCCGGCTAGCTGTATGTCGTCTGCGGCTTACCGACGCGACAATGGCTGGGGGTATCCGAACAAAGGCTTGTGGCCTGACGACTATCACGCCTGCCGCACCTATGCCGCTGGTGATTTGCAGATTGCGTATCTGCTTACCGATGACGATAACCCTAAGTCCAAAGTTATAGCCCGTTCCGTGGTGTGGCCTGCACATAAAACCCATTCACGGTGTTACGGTGACGAGGTACGCCTCAAGACCATGTTGATGCAGCAAGGCTATACATTCAAGGCACCTGCTGGCGCCAAGCTGCTTCGTAAGCCATTCAAAAAGCAGTTCATCGTGCCCTATATTGATCAAGGCGACCGTAGTGGTCAGGGCGCGCTAGCGATCAAGGATATGAAAACTCACCTAATGATCGTGCGACAAGAGGTCGGCACATATCCTGCCAATGCCACCAGCGGATTGTCTGGCGGTCGTTATATGCCTGACGGTTCACAAGACGACGGGTCTGGTACATGTTCCCGTTGCGAGGAAGAACACCCAACTATGCGGGTTTATAGCGGTGGTGCATCAGGTGACTACCAGCATTGGTGCGATGATTGTATTGAAGAACGTGCGTTCATGTGTGCTCTGGACCGTCGCTATTATGACAATGAACGCATGCCCAGGGTTGTGCTGGCCGATGGCGCTATATGGTCTGACCGTGCGTTCCGACAAAACGGATTTACCTGTCCAGGTAATGGCAAGCGATACCCGCACCAAGCGCGAGTGCCAGTTCGCATAGACGATAAGGGAAAATTGACGTATTATTCCCAAAATTGGGCGCTTGCAAATACTTTCGTCTGCCAATATACCGGCGATCGATATATTCCAAGCCAGAAGGTGGTCATGGCTGATGGAGCGTTCTGGAGCAAACAGGCTGTTAGGCACGCTGGTTTCGAGTGTACCACGTGCCATAAGACCCATTCGGCTTATAATAAAGCTGTGGGCCAGACGATCTGCTTGGAGTGTGCCAGGGCTGCGGAGCCGGCCAAGCCAGCTAAACGAACTAGGAAAGCGCCCGCTACTGTAACAGATGCAGCGGCAGACGAAGCGATTGATATGCTAATAGCTTCACTCTCAACCCCTGAGGAGCACCCGTGACCGAACAATTTCAAATGAACCAGCAGGAGCAGAAAACCGCGGACGACTTGCGGCGAGTAACGCTCGAACGCAGCCTTGAGAGCCGAGCGGCATATGAAACGCTGCTGGGTATGCACACCTACAAGCGCCCGCATGGTTGCCGAACCGAGAAGCGGTTTATCAATCGCTTTATCTTCCCCCTTGGTATGAAGGTGGATGGGTTTGGCAACTACTGGAAGCAAATTGGTGAAAGCCCACTCATGTGGTCCTGCCACACCGACACGGTTCATAGCAACAAGGGTATGCTCAGGATCGGGTTCGACAAGAATGAGATTGGCGTGGCGGAAAAGGACGACGCAAACTGCTTAGGTGCTGACGACGGTGCCGGCGTGTGGCTCATGCAGCAGATGATACTGGCCGAGCGTCCTGGTCTGTATCTGTTCCATCGTGCCGAGGAGATTGGCAGGAAGGGTTCATCCCATATTGCCAAGAACTATGCCAAGGACTTAACTGGCATCAAGTTTGCCATTGCGCTGGATCGCAAGGGCAAGGACAGCATCATCACCCACCAACAGAGTGCCCGGTGCTGTTCCGAAGCGTTCTCTAAGTCATTGGCCGCGCAGCTGAATATGGGTTACAAATCGGACGACACTGGCTCGTACACGGATACGGCGAGCTACGTCGATCTGATTGGTGAATGTACCAATCTGTCGGTTGGTTACACCGGCGCCCATACTCGCCTGGAACGACTGGACATTGATTTCATCTTCAAGTTGCGTGATGCGCTTATGACATTGGATGCGTCCAAGCTGGACGACATTCGCAAGCCCGGTGAGAAGGCATACAAGAGCTACGTCTATAGCGGCGGCACGAATTACAACTATGACAAAGATCGTGTGCTGCTGTATAAGGAAACGGATGGCACCGGTAGAGAGTATTTCTATCGGGGTGGACAAAAGTATTACGCCGTTCTCGATCCTACCGATGCCGACGATGAATGGGGTTTTAACTATGGCGGAGAAGCCGGCTATACTCCGCCAAAGCATAATGGTACAGGCCGGTCTATGGTCTTGATCAGTGGCACCGCCACTGGCAAGCAAGTGGGTACAGGTGCAACGCCGGGTGCTGATGATGCTGCTATCATCAACCACGGGTCTGTGGCTGCTGCCAGCCATGACGATGCCGAGGAACGAAAGAAACTTGCTGATGTATTACGCGGCAAGATTGCCGGTCGTCCTGGTATTAAGCTAGATGCTCCCCCTGTCGTTGTTGACGACGATGACGAAGAACCGATGACAAGCGATGTGTTTAAGAAGATGGTTGAGTTGGTGCGTTGTAACCCAGACGTTGTTGCAGACATACTGGAGCAAATGGGCTACGACTACTCTGGACTAAGCGACGAAATAATCGAAGCAGTTGGTGTGGCTAATATATCTTAATGCTTTCCGACCCTGCCCCTGTAGCGGGGGGCAGTACGGAGCGCATTGTGAACCACCCCGGTTCACACGTTCCATGCTTGTACAAGCAAAGGAGGCTACAAATGGCTAGTGCCAAGGTTATCGCGGCAGCGGAAGCGTTGCTTGCTGCGTTGAAGGCCGATACCCCTGCGGCTGCTGCGCCGACGGGCAATCGGACAACGGCTGTCACCAACTATCGCGCCGGTTCCAATCCGGTGCAGGACGTGGTGGATTGTCTGCGCCGCGCCATTCGCAAGAGCGAAGAGGGCACGGACCTGACCGCCAAGGAGCGCAATGTGATGCGTAAGAGCATCAAGGCGCTCAAGGCTACGCGCCGCCACGGTATCGTGAATACCAACGGCGTGGACTACCTGACGCAGAACCGCGTCTAGGCGATAACATACTACACCGGGGGACAATCCCCCGGTGACCAAGCTGCCTTCGTCTAGCGGCCTAGGACGCCAGCCCCCTCAGGCAGGAAACGTTGGTTCAAATCCAGCCGGCAGCGCCAATTCGCAGGAGTTTGATATGGTTGACAAGATGCCAAGCTCAGACTTCATGCGCTCTATTTTAGGGATACCTACACCCATGCTCCCTTCGTCTAGCGGCCCAGGACGCCGGCCCCCTCAGGCAGGAAACGGTGGTTCAAATCCATCAGGGAGCGCCAATACCTATCCGTGCAATGAATGTCGTGAGGATTGTGGAGGAACTTGTCGCAATGACTGACATTCCCCTTTATACGCATATCAACGCTTGTCCGTGGTCGGGCGTGCCTTGCGAGTGCGACGAGTTCCCGTTCCTAGAGAACGGTGGCGTGCTGCCTAAGGTGTGCAGCGCCTTGATACGAGCCAAGATGCCGGCTATGGAGCCGTTCCGCAAGCTAGCCAAGAAGGATTAAAACCATGCCAGACTTTACCCGCGGTGTACCTTACGATCAGGAAGGCCATAAACTGTGCGTAGCGTGTTTTAGGCCACAAATTGGCGGAACCTCTTTTGCTTGCAGTTCATGTTGGCACGAGTTGAGCCAAATAAATCGTGATGAAGTTATGCGATCCGAGGTAAGTGTAAATCACGGGCGACTACCGCGCTGGATTATTAATACTGGCAGCGCGCCCCTATCTGGTAGCGCTATGCCCGGTGGAATGGTGGAAACCAAGGCCTATGACCCAATGTATGATGTTGCCGATGTTATGGCCCGTGCCCAGGGCAAGTGTGATTTTGGCGCCCAAAAAGAGTTATGGAATTACATCGTGGGTGAATTGGCAGACCGTTTCATGCGTAATGGTAAGGTCGGCGCTGATTTCATTCATTGGTGTCACGGTGGCAGCGGTGGTGATCATAGTAGCGCCAGTGGTGGCAGCGGCTCCCGATGGCCCAGTCCCGATTGGAATTACCCTCGCTTGATACAGCAGGCAGCAGACGCTCTGATGCAGCCACCTGCCCTGACTGTGGAAGGTCCGCAAATGTTTGCTACCGACGTGGCTGCACGGATTGCCGCGATGCATGTACCAATGCCATCCGTATCGGATATTGCACAGCAAGCCGAACGATCAATGATGGATCGGTACATAGCGAACTTGACGAGAGGACGCACCCGTGAACCATAACAAAACGAAGCCCCACAAGGATTACTCATTCTCGTTCATTCCCTGGGTTGTCTGTGTGGTCTTAATGGCAATCTGCACAGCGTGGATTGTCGTGGGTCTATATGCTTTCTGGGTGGCTCACGTCACCTTGTACTGAGTTACAGGTGTGCCCAGCGCCATAAGGTTGGGTCTACTCCATGCCTGTGAAGGTGGCACGGTGACTGCTCCTCAGCACCGTGCCACCACCTTCTTATCTGAGGAGCAAAGAGAGGCTATATGCGCTTCTGGGAAAAGGTTAGAGTATGGCAAGACGGCATTAGAACGCGGCCATATCTGGCTACGAGTGACAGCTACAAACGCCCCAACAAAAAGATCAAGGGTGACTATATTCAAATTGTAATGAACAGGGGCACCCGCAAATGGGCGTTCACGACTATGGCTGACCGCGATGAATTTGTTGACAAACATGGGGGCAAGCGTATATTCACTCACGAGGAACGCGCTGCCCTTGACGGCGTAAGGCTATAATCTATCCGGCTGCTGAGGAGCAGTACCCCCGCTGAGGAGCGGATAAGAAAAATAAGTGCCCTCTGATATCAAACTATTGTTTCTGGACTTTGAAACTTATTATGACAACGAATACTCGTTGCGTAAAATGCCGACACCCAATTACATTCTGGACCCTAGGTTCGAGTGTCAGATGGTCGCTGTCGAAGAATTTGGCGTAGGTGCCCAGATAATTGATGGGCCAGATTTCCCGCATTACTTGAAACAATTTGACCCCCGCAAAACAATCACGGTATCTTTCAACGCGCTTTTCGATGCGTCGATATTGGCGTGGCGCTATGGCTTTGTGCCAGTCCGCACTCTGGATACGATGGGCATGGCGCGGGCGTTGATGGGCCACAAGCTGGTGCGGTTCTCATTGGGAGCCGTTGCGGAAGCCTTGGGGCTAGGCGCAAAGGGCAACGCGCTGGTCAAGGTGCTGGGTATGCACGCCCCCGAAATCAAATCGCGGGGCTTGTGGCGAGAGTTCAGCGCCTATGCGTTGCAGGACAACGTGCTGAACCGCGATATATTCCTGCGGCTGATCCCGCACTTTCCTGTATCCGAACGCCGGCTGATGGACTTGACGCTCCGATGCGCCATTGAGCCACGCTTCCGCATGGACATAGGGATGCTCACGCAGCACCTGGCGGACGTTCGTGTGGCTAAGGCTGAACTACTTGCGGGGGCTGGTGTCGAACTGACCCAGTTAATGTCGGCCCAGAAATTTAAGGAAGCCCTGGAAGCGTTGGGCGTCGAGGTTGAAACCAAAGTAACGGTAGGCGCGCAAACTAAAGCAGACGCAACAGGTGAACCGCCTGTGCGGACGCCGGCGTTCGCTAAGACCGACGAGTTCATGGCGGGGCTACTGGACCATGAGAACCCTGCGGTGCAGGCGCTAGCCGCTGCAAGGCTGGGGTTCAAGTCTACCCTGGAGGAGGCCCGAACTGAGAAAATGCTCTCAATCGCGCGCCTGGACTGGAGTTTTTTAAAATGAGGCCAAATAGGAACGTAGCCGGGATGAACCCAAAAACCAAGCGCCTGTACGCGGCTTGGGTTGGTATGCGGTGGCGATGTAACCCCAAATACCGGGATCACCACTGTTACTATGACCGCTGCATCCATCCTTGTAGTAGCTGGAATGACTTCGAGGTGTTCGCTAAAGATATGGGTCCACACCCAGGAAAGGGGTGGTGGTTGGACCGAAAAGATAACGATGGCAACTACACCAAGCTTAACTGTCGGTGGGCTACGCCTAAAATGCAGCAGCGCAACCGTAGCAATAACAAACTCACAATGGACGACGTGGTTGAAATTAGGCGCCGGTATATTCGTGGAACCGGGCGCGTACATCGTGGTAACTCAAAAGCCCTAGCCAAAGAGTTTGGCGTTCATTGGAGCATGATTTCTTACGTCGTTCGTGGGGAGCATTGGGCATGATGGGAGCCAACATGCCAGTTCCACTGCGCTACGGCGGTGCCCATACGCACCGCCTAAGCGGGGAGTGGGGGATCAATCTCCAAAACCTGCCGACCGTGCGCGGCAGCAAAGGTAAGAGCAAACTACGGCAGGGGCTTTGTGCCCCGGAAGGCTACAGCGTTATCGCAGCTGACCTGGGCCAGATTGAAGCTAGGCTGGTGGCATGGATATGCGGTGCCCTGCCACTATTGCAGCAATTTCGGGCCAGGCTCGATCCTTATGCAATCATGGGAAGTCTGATCTTTGGATACCCGGTAGACCCCAAGGTGCATCTGCTGGAGCGGTTCATTGGAAAAACCGCGATCTTGGGGCTAGGCTACGGCTGCGGGGCAACCAAGTTTTACAACATGGTTATCATGTTGGCACGGACGCTGGGCATAGACCTAGGGACCATGTGGACTATGGAGCTGGCGCAGCAGTCGGTGGACACATACCGCACGGTGAACGCTCCTATCCAGTACAGCTGGCGTAAGCTGGACCAGGCTATCAGGACTGCCTGGCTGGGCAAAGGTGGTCCGGTCCAGTTCTTGCCATGCACAATCGAGTATGGCGAGGTGAAGCTGCCGAGTGGCTTGTCCCTCAAGTATGACCGACCGGCGTTTGATTTCGAGACCGGTGAGCACACGTTCTACTACGGTAAGTTCAAGCACAAGATATATGGTGCTAAGCTGTTGGAAAACATAGTGCAAGCGCTTGCCCGTATTGTGGTGATGAACGCCGCCTTGCGGATAGCCGACCGGGGCTACAAGTTCGCGCTGCAAGCCCATGATGAACTGGTGTTTGTGGTGCCAAATTCAGAGGTTGACATAGCCAAGAAAATCATCCATGAAGAAATGGTGAGACCCCCCTCATGGGCACCCGATCTACCCCTAACCGCCTCCATCGGTGTTGGTGTCAACTACGGAGAAGCCAAATGACTATACCCCCAGAGGTTATCTACGCACTTGTCTGGTCCCATGCGATTATTGTGCTATGTGGTATCGGCGCGCTGCTACTGCTGGCGTTCAAATGACGCTCCCTGACCTATTTAATGGCATATTCGAGCTTGGCCTTGCGCCGTTCCTATGGAAGGGCGTGCTCAAATTACGCATTGATAGGAAGGTGGAAGGGTTTTACTGGCCCACGGTTGCTTGGACTACCGCGTGGGGACTGTGGAACCTGTACTACTATCCACACCTGGATCAGTGGCTGTCATTCACGGGGGGCTTGGTTGTCGTGGCTGTCAACCTGACATGGCTGGGCCATGTTTGGTACTACGCACGGCACCCGTCGCTAATGAAAGACCTCACATGACCCCAGATAAACGCACAGGTAACGATGGCAAAGGCTTCTACATTCGCACGTTCACAGGGAAGAAATTCTACTGGGATAACGTAGATGCCAATGACATTGACATTCATGACATAGCCCACGCCCTTGCTAATAACTGCCGGTGGACAGGGCACGTACGAAAGTTCTACTCCGTGGCCCAGCATTGTTTGTATGCTTCATTTGAAGCGCCGCCGGGGTTGGAGCTGTCGGCCCTGCTGCACGATGCATCTGAGGCATATGTGCATGATACGCCATCCCCGTTAAAGTGGTATCTGGCGGACCATGACTTCACCGCATTCTCTGACCTGGAGCACACGGTGGACCGAGCAATCTATGACAGGTTCAAGCTGCCGTACCCGCGGGACCCACGAATTAAAGATATTGATCTAAGGTTGTTGTCCACGGAGAGCCGCGACCTGATGCCGCCTGGTGAGGAACGCATTCACATGATTGAGCCTTACCCGTGGCGTATCCATCCAGCTTGTCCAGAGATAGCTGAGAGACAATTTCTTGACCGATTTCGCCACCTAACAGGACAACAAACATGAATAAGACCGTGCGAAAAAGCGCTAAGCTGGCTGCTGAGCAGCGGCCCACCACCCAAGCCGAGTTGAAGAAAAAGACCCAGCGGGTTCCGCTCGATCTTGTCTGTCCTGCCGGGGTGGCTCATGAAGCCCAGGCCATGCGGGATGGGTTCATCAAGTATGGGTATGCCTCGTATCTGAACGACGGGGTGGAAATGACAGCCCGGCACTGTCTTGCCGCTGCCAAGCGCCATATCGAACGGCTGTTGGCCGGCGAGGACAAGGCCCCCGAAGCAAATGGCGCCCACCATGCGGGGCACGCCCGCGCAATGCTGGGCATCTACTTGGAGTGTATGGAGGCTGGTGTCCTGGTTGACGACCGGCACCCGCGCCACAAGGCTAACCCGTACATCGGTAAGATGTTTGACCGCATGGCAAAGGAAAACGCAAGTGGCTAAACAATTCGCGTGGTCATTCAGCAAGCTCAAGGCGTTCGAGACTTGCCCCAGGAAATTCCATGAGCAGGACGTGCTCAAGAACTTCCATGAGGGGCAAAGCGAACAGCTGATCTGGGGCAACCAGGTACATCAAACCCTGGCAAAGGTGTTGACCGGCTTGCTGCCAGCTCTGCCGCCGGAAATGGAGGCCTATCAGAAATACGTGGATATGGTGGCTAAGTTGCCCGGTAAGCTGTATGTCGAGCAGAAATATGCCATCACCAAGGACTTTGGGCCCACGACTTATTTCGCGCCGAACTGCTGGTATCGGGGCATTGGCGACGTGGTGAAGATTGAGCGTACACGCGGCGCAATCCTGGACTGGAAGACCGGCGCCGTTAAGGTGGACAGCGTGCAGCTGATGTTGATGGCGCTCTGCATATTCGCGCATTTTCCTGTCGTACAGAAAGTCCATACGGGCTTCATATGGCTCGCGGAAGATGCGGTCACGATGGAAGAATATGACCGCGAGGATATAGGAGATTGCTGGGCTGGGCTGCTCGGCCGCGTTACCGAGTTGGAAGACGCCCTCAAGACTGGGGCGTTCCCGCCGAAGCCAAGTGGGCTGTGTCGCAAGTGGTGCCCGGTCACGTCATGCCAGTACCACGGCAAGGGAGGCTTCTGATGGAGAGTAAGGCCAAACTTATCAAAGAACAACTTGCCTTCCTTGGGGTAGAGTTTGACAAAGCTGGTGTGACCTACGACGCTCGCAAGGTGAACACTGGCCATGTTATCCTTAGTTTCACGGTGAACGGCAAACCCAAGTCCCTGACAATTGGGGGCTCCCTGGATTGCAATGCCCGGCTACGCAACCGCACGTATCTCCGCAACATGTTGCGAGGTGATCTATGATTGAAAAAGTGGTGTGTGTCTCGATATTTGCTATAGTCTTGCTAATGGCTGTGTTGGCCCGCTGGGACTTGCACACCAAATACATGGACAAGAGTTGTGTTTGGCAGGATATGCATGCGGATTGCCCGGTTAAAAAAGCGCAACCGGAGGGGCAATGCCTACCGCAACCGGGGTACTGTGATATTGATACGGACTGGCGACCGCTGCACAAATAAAAAGGGATTAATACGATGATGAAACGACTACTCGTTGCGGTACTGTGCGTGGCGGCAATTGCCACAACTGCCGAGGCTAAAGGGCAGTGGTGCGGGAGCTATGCTCGTACCCATTTGGTCGGGCAAGACCCAGGAACCAAGTACAACCTCGCCTGTAATTGGCGGGGATACGGTTCACCATCCTATGCCCACGAAGGGGCAATCGTGGTCTGGTGCAGCGGGCATCACCACCACGTCGGCAAGATAACTGGACCGTGCAACGGGTCAGTATGCGTGGTAACCAGCGGTAACGACGGCAATGCAGTACGCACTCGTGCCCGATCCGTTGCCGGTGCAGTGTTCCGACTATAGCAGGAGTTTGCCCAACGCGGCATGGGCGCTAGGAGAAAAATGAAAAACAATACCCTCGAAATTCCCGAGTTCCTTAAAATTAGCGCCGAGGAACGTAAGGCGGCTTGGAAAGATCGACCTTACACAGACCCCTTCGCCGGGGGCCTGACCGATGAACGACGGGCGCTCGAAAAAACGCGCGTCGCGGAAATCGCGGAAGGCCGCAAGTTAAAGAACGCGCGCGGGTTGGCCAAGATAAAGCAGGCTCACCCAGGAGAACGCTGGGACCGTAAGCACAAGATATGGGTGCCAGCATGACCCCAGAACAACGGCAAAAGTGGCTAGCTGGTAGAACCACGCACGGCGCCTACGCAAATGGTAAGGAAACATCTACGCACGCGATATGGCGCGGTATGGTTGCCCGTTGTTGTAATAAAAACGCAAAAGACTATCCCCGGTACGGCGGATTAGGCGTACAGGTGTGCGCTAGGTGGCGGGCGTTTGATTTGTTCTTAGCAGATATGGGGGAACGTCCGGAAGGATTAGAGTTAGATAGATACCCAGATACTTGGGGAGACTATGAACCTGGCAACTGTCGATGGGCTACTCATAGCGAACAGCAACGAAACAAACGAAGCACTCGTTTACATGCGTGGGAAGAAGAAAACGTGTGCTTAGAGGAATGGTCTAGGCGAGCAGGTATAAGCAAGCAGTTAGCTTTCTATCGGCTAAAACAAATGGAAGTACGTCATGACAACCCCCGAAGCAAAAGTGAAGGCCAAGCTCAACAAGCGGTTGGCTAAATATACTAAGGTGTACCGGTATATGCCAGTATCAAATGGTATGGGTGCGCCTTCGCTCGACTACTTGTTGTGCTGCAATAGTAGGTTCGTGGCTGTGGAGACTAAGGTATTGGGAAAAACCTTGACGCCTCGCCAACACGCTACTGCTGCCGCGATGCGGGCCGCAGGTGCCTATGTGCGTGTGGTGGACGGCGACGAGAGCCTAGATATTCTCTGTAATCTGCTAGAGTTTCTAGGGTGCGAGAAAAAATAATGGGCATTCAAGTATCCCGAGCTACCCAGTCGCTAGTGGTTCCCCCGCACCCCGCGGTGGTGAACCTATACGCGAACGCGCCCCGTCTGGACGACAACCTGATTATCCCGCACGGCCTGCGCGAGTACCTGCTGTTAAAGCACCTGGGCTACGCGGTGCCGCACCCCATGCTGTGTTACTACAACTGGGGCAGCAAGACGCCGTTTAAGGTGCAGCTGCATACATGTACGATGCTCACGTCGAACCCACGCGCCTACGTGCTTAATGACATGGGCACCGGTAAGACCAAGGGGGCGCTGTGGTCCTGGGACTTCCTGCGTACCGGGGGGTATGCCGGCAAGCTGCTGGTTGTGGCCCCGTTGTCTACTCTCAACTTTGTGTGGGGGCGGGAGTGCTTTGCCACACTACCCAAGCGCAAGGTGGCGGTGTTGCACGGTAGCAAGGCGCGACGGTTAGAGCGGCTGGCCGATCCCAGCATAGAGATTTTCATCATCAACCATGACGGTGTCAAGGTGATACTGAAAGAGCTGATGGAGCGGGCCGATATCGACACGCTGATCCTGGACGAGCTAGCGGTATACCGCAACAACTCTGATCGCTCCAAGATCATGCGCAAATTGGCCGAGCGGTTCAACTGGGTGTGGGGTATGACAGGGGCTCCTATGCCTAACCAGCCCACGGACGTGTGGGCCCAGGCCAAGATTGTCACCCCTAACACAGTGCCCAAGTTCTTCAAGCAAGCCCGTGAAATGCTGATGATAAAGGTGGACCAGTTCACCTACCGCCCGAAAGCGGACGCGGTGGAGAACGCATTTAGGATGATGCAGCCATCTGTGCGCTACGCATTGGATGACGTGGTGGAACTGCCCGAAACGATATCACGCGTGATCGACGTTGACCTGAGCGACGAGCAAAAAAAGACCTACGAGAAAATGTCCAAGCTGTTCCAGGCTATGGTCCAGGAGAAACAAATTACCGCGGTCAACGCTGCCGCGGCGATGAATAAGCTGCTGCAAGTGGCCCTGGGGTGGGTGTACACCAAGTCCCCGGAGTATGTGGTGCTGGATAGCAAGCCGCGCACCGACGCCATGCTGGACATAATCAACTCGGCCGCCCGCAAGGTGTTGGTCTTCGTGCCGTATCGCCACGCGTTGGCCGGCATGAGCAAGTTGCTGACAGGGCAGGATATTGAACATGCTGTAGTGCATGGCGACGTGACAGATCGGGATACGATATTCAACCTGTTCCAGAACACCAACAAATACAAGGTGCTGCTGGCCCACCCGCAATGTTTGGCGCACGGCCTGACGTTGACCGCTGCCGATACGATCATTTGGACGTGCCCCACGGCATCGTTGGAAATCTATGAGCAGGCAAATGCCCGCATCCGGCGTGTAGGCCAGATGCACAAGCAGCAGATATTGCATCTACAAGCTACGCCAGTTGAGAAACGGATTTATGCGCTGCTCCGCAACAAGCAGCATGTGCAAGACAAGTTGCTCGAACTGTTCGAGGAAGCCACAGAAAGGAAGCTGTCATGACTGAAACTCCCCAAGTAGATGCCATTGTTGAAGTGTTTATCGCAGTCCGCGATAAGCTTAAAGCAATGGACGACGCCCACGAACTCCTACGGAAAGAGTGGGTGGAGAAAAAAGAGAAACTTTCCGGGTGGTTGCTTAACTTCTTGGATACGAATGGACTGGACAATGCCAAAACTGTTCACGGTACAGTCCACACTACCACCCGTAGTAGTGCATCACTCGCTGACGCCGATTTGTTCATGCGATTTGTGATCGACAACAACGAATATGACTTGCTTGATCGTCGCGCTAATGCTACCGCGGTCAAGGAATTCGTAAAGAGCCACGACGGTTCACTCCCTCCCGGCGTGAACCTCACCTCGATGAAAACCGTTGGCGTACGCCGCGCCTAACCCCAGGAGAACAAACATGTCCCAGAATAATCTTGTACCATTCGCTGCCGGCGCCAAGCCGTCAGCTGCGTTCGCGGCAGCGCTCAATACCGCGGACCATGAGAGCCTGGCCGATGGTATCGGCTCCTCTTATGGAATTATTGGCTACAAAGGTAAGGTGTGGTCGCTCCGATATCACGGAGAGAAGCACGTTTTTACCCGCCCGGACGACAACTCGCCAACCGCGCATATCGATGTCATCATCTTGCGGGCGGCGAGTGTCAAGTCCAAGAGCTACTACGGCAAATATGATCCGAACGCCAGCGAAGGCGTGCGGCCAATCTGTGCGTCTCTGGACGGTATCAAGCCCGACGCTGACGTGCAGCAGAAGCAGTCTGACGTGTGTGCGATCTGCCCCCGCAACGTGTGGAAGGCAGGCACGGATGGTAAGAAAAGCCGTGAATGCACTGACTATAAACGCCTGGCCGTTTTGCTCTTGCCAAACCAGACCCAGCGGTTGCTGGGCGCCGCTTTAATGGAACCTGTGTTCCTGCGTATCCCGCCGGCATCGTTGCAGCCTCTGGCTACCTACGGTGAGCAGTTGAATATGCAGGGCTTCCATTATTCTTCGGTGGCTACGCGCATCACCTTCGACCCGAATGAGCCGCATCCCAAGATGGTCTTTGCGGGCTTGCAAGCCTTGACCGATGCCGAAGCGCCGGTGGTTCTCCCCATGCGGGAAGACCCCCAGTCTCTGCGGATCACCGGGGAAGACCAAATGGCGGCCCATACAGGCCCTTTGCAAGTGACTGGGCAGGCCCAGCCGGCCCAGCAGCTAGCTGCGCCTTCTGTGGACTTGCCGAAAGCCGCCACGGCCCCCTCGGTACCGCAGGCCACAGATTTAGGGTTGACAGCTATAGTACCCGCCGCGGCCGTCCCACAGACTGCGACGACGATATCCCCTTCTAAGCCCGGGGGATTATTGGAATTGACAGCAACGGCTGTAGCCCCTGGCGCCCCCGGTGGTGGTCCAGCTGCTGTGGCTGATACAGGTGAAGTGACAGCCAGTGATGCTGCACTGGACGCTAGGATCAAAGGTCTCTTAAACCCGTAAGTGCTTCATGCTATCTGACCAAACTCGCGAGTTTATGAGCAGAGTAGTTCCGTGGCCGGGTGCAACAGCACCCGGCTACGTCGATCTTGTATGGGCGCCGGCATTTAGCGGGAAACCATTCAAGTCGTTGGACGAGTTCATGAAGATGGCCGACTGGGCCAACCGCAAGGAAACGATCAAGGATTTATACTATTGCCTCAGCCTACAGGCAGAAGCTGCCAAAAATCACCGTGGAGGTCTGGTCGCCAAGCGCCACGCGTCGCTGGCGTTGTCACTCAAGTCCATCTGGCTGGACATTGACGTTAAAGACCCCCCAAAGGGGTATAAGGATTTAGCCGAAGCACTAGACGCCCTCCAGGCGTTTCGCATTGCCGCCGATCTACCACCCCCGTCGGCAATAGTGCATTCGGGCGGGGGTCTACATGTCTACTGGATTTCAGACCGTGCTCTGTCCAAGGCCGAGTGGGAGCCTTATGCTCAAGGGCTCAAGGCACTGGCGGTCAAGCATGAACTGCGTTGTGACGCTGGATTGACCACGGATGCTGCTCGCATCTTGCGTGTCCCGGATACGTTCAACTACAAGACTACACCGCCTCGGCCCGTGAGGCTGCTGGGGCTGCGGGAACAGTCACTCGACTACGACTTTGCCCGCAGCCTCGGTTTCCTGGCAGTGATATCGCCCATGGCGACAACCGTTGCCAACAAGACGTTTTTCATTAACGCTGACCAGCCATCGACACCTTCGCCGTTGCTGGCTGCGCTACCGAAAGATAGCCTGGCCGCTGGTCTGACGACTTACAGCGATCAGTCATTGGACTTTGATAATATTGTCAACGGCTGCGCGTTCATACGGGACGCGTTGAAGACCGAGGGCAAGGACTATGACCAGCCAATGTGGAACTTGACCACGTTAGCGGCAACATTCATGGAGCACGGACATGCGTTGGCCCACAGAATGGGTAAAGGACACAGCGGATATACTGTTGAGAGCACTGACAAGCTCTGGGATCGAAAAAGTAAAGAACGTAAGGATAAGGGTCTTGGGTACCCCTCTTGTGCTGCAATTCAAGCTGCCGGCTGCAAGGCGTGCGCGATTTGTCCGAATTTTGCAAAAGGTAAGTCGCCACTCAATCTCGGCGCTCCAGTTGTTGCCACGGCGGTAGAGGGCACCGTTACATTAATTAAGGCTCCAGACGATTTGAAATTACCGCCAGGGTACGTCCTCAATCCGGACGGCTATATCTGTGCGGTGGTACCGTCTAAAAAGCCTGGGGCACCAGACCATTATCTCCAGTTGTTTTACAACAAGTTCTTTAAACCTTGGGTTCAAGCTGGGCCCAAAGCACTGAACTTTATCACGACCGCTGATAAAGGTATTACCAGGAAAGTCAGCATACAGCTGGAACTGCTAGCTAGCAGTACCGTCATGTGGATAAGTCTGTACAAGCAGGACGTTATCCCGGTCCACAGATATAAGGCTTTAGCGGAGGGTTTCATGCACGCTTGGATAGCACAAATACAAGACGCCGAAACAGCGCTAATATCACGCCCGTTTGGGTGGCTCTATACGAAAGACGACGAGAGCACCGAACGGCACGGCTTCGTATATGGTGGAGTTATCTACCATGACGACAACACTACGTCCCCGGCCGGCGTAGGTGATCTGGAATTGCGCGAGTACTATACTCCGACCGGTTCTATTGCTCCCTGGTTGAAGGCGGCTAAGGTGATCACCGATATGAAGCGTCCGGAGCTGGACGCCGTTATTGCGTCGTCGTTCGCGGCCCCGCTGCTGGTTGTGCCGGCAAAATATGGATGCGTGTTGAGCGTTTTCGGTGAGAGCGGCGGCGGTAAGTCCACTGCTGCCAAGGTGGCCGCGGCTGTCTGGGGTAACCCGAAGCTGACCAAGGAAGTTGGGTCTACCACGACCAACTCTATGGTGGAGAAACTGGGAGAGGTTAACAACTTGCCGGTATACCGGGATGAAATACGCGAAGACGAGGATCAAAAGAAAGCCTACGACAACTTGTTCATGGCATCGGAAGGTGTGAACAAGGGACGCTTGAATGCTAACTCGACACAAAAGAAACGGGCACATTGGCAGACACTGATTATCTTTTGCTCTAACACCAGTTTTGTTGACTATCTGTCAAAAAGGCAGACCCAGACCGACGCCGGTATATATCGGGTGTACGAGTATGAGTTTATCAAGAGCCCTGCTGGGGCACCGGGCGTCTTGTCCAGTACATCAGACGTGGACCGTATCATGCAGGTGCTGGAGTATAATTATGGGATGGTCGGCGCTGAATATGCCAAGATGCTGGGGTCCAATCCGGCTGAAATTGACCGCATAACAAAGAAAATGTGCGACGACTTTGAGGCCGAAACCAAGTCCGAGCAGCCGGAACGGTACTGGCCAGCTACGTGTGGTATTCTGTTGGCGGGGGCTACCTTTGCCAATCAGTTGGGTGCCGAAATTGACATACCGGCGCTCCGTGCGTTCCTGTTGAAGACCTACTTTGTCAACCGCGAACGTTGCAAGCAGGCTAACACAAAGGGCGGTTCACAAATGAACACCGAAGAAACACTAACTGGGTTCCTCAAGGCTCATATTGGCGAGAGCTTGTGGACAGATACATTCAACCAAGGGCGGGGTAAGCCAGCCGCCTTGCAAGTTCTGCATGGACCCCGCGTTGACATACCCAAGCCTATCAACGTTCACTGGGCGATCAACGACCGGCGCTTGCTAATCTCGCGCAAGGCGTTCTATGATTACCTGGCGGTATCGAAGACCCCCGGTGCGACGTTAAAACGTGGATTGAAAGATCATTATGATATGGCGGAAGTGTTTATTAAGATGGCCGCCGGCACGCGCTATGTGCAGACACAGGAATTTGTTATGATTATTCCTGTTCCAGAAGGTTCTCCACTGGAAGACGTGATGAACATTTACAAACAAATAGTAAAAGAGGAAACTAAACTCTAACGGGCGGCGGCTAGAGCAGCCAGTGAATGGGCGCTTTCGTGACCGCCCAGGAATATTCGCATCTGCCGGGGGACCTCTGCAAAGTTGGTGAAGCCAACGCTGTAAACTTCGGTTCCCCATTTCTTCATGCGGGTAGTCAGGGTGCCTTCCAACGACACCTCCAGCTTTTTCAGGTCAGCTTCCAGTTCTTCCAATGTCATTTCACGGACCCGCTGGGCCAGATGCGTCATGGCAATACCAGCGGTGCTCTCAGTGAAATCTTGCACGTTGCAGCAATGAGAAATTACGTCGTTAATGCGGTAGCCAATGTTGACCGAAAAGCAAACCAGCTTCTTGTCTTTTGTAATAACGGACTGCACGGGTAAATCGAGAACCTCGTCAACTACATCGTAGACTTCGCAGCCGTGCCACAGCCAAATCTTCCAGTGCGGGCCAGGTCCGAGTTCCTGGGGATTTTTACCAAGCGTCCAACGCACCCCGCGCTGGTAGCTGCGGAAGATCACAAACGGGAACAACGACATTAAGTTGTTCAGGATCATTTCAATGAGGGTGCTATTCATCTTCTTTTTTCCCGTGTTCGTCTATTTTTTTATTTATTTCCTCGGGTGTCTCTTTGACGCAAAATGTTTGTTCCGCGCCACCATATAGGATTGTACCTTTTTCACACGCATGCCCGGCTCCCTTACCAGAACGGAATGGGCCAATGTCGTCTGGTGAAATCCAGAGAGTGGCTCCGTCAGGGCTGGTAAGCTGGAGCAATGCCAGAATGGCAATGATGTAGACAGGCCGCACGGGGATGCTCCGATATCTTACTTATTTGACTGAGATTTTGCTCGCGCTTTTAACAGCGTTGTTAGATCACGCTTTGCGGCGCCCATTTCCTTATCAGAAGGCAGCGTGTTTTGGCCCTCAATCGTGAAAGGATTATCATACGGTTGATTAGAGGGTACAATGTCCCCGCCGTCTTCGTACCGCCTACCTGATTTAGGATAGTCACGCATTTTACGCTACTTGATTACTTTCTTCGTATTCCCAGGCGGCTTCACGAAGCCCTTGCCAGCACCGGCGCCGGACTTGGCATAGTTCTGGTCTTCGTCTGCTGATGCGTCCCCTTCGTCGGCGTCACGGAACTCGTCCTTGACCTTCATAAATGAGCTTTCCTTGCCCAAGACGGGGCCGCCGGCGGCGTAGGACGCAGTTTGAGGTTTCATCCCTTTGCTCAACATGGTTGTGCCTTTATCTGCTTTGTTAAACTCTTTGGCGACCTTCACAGAGGGGCCGCCGCCCCCGGGTTTATGCCAACCGTGGGCCACGGCGGCCATCAGGCGGGCTTCTTTAGGTGTCGTACTAGGCATATCAGACCACCCTTAAGTCTTGGTTACTGTCCGTAGGCAGCATTTTCGCGTTTATCGTGATATTCCTTGAGTTTCCACTGCCTACTGTTGGATTTTCTAATGGAGTTATTCACGGTATCCGGGTCTGTCATCCACGTTGGCGCTGGCCGAATGGCTGTGGCCCGTTCTGGCAGCGTTATATTAGAACCGAATTTTTCGCCCTTAGTTATTTGCTTGTAGGAAATCGGACCCAGACTGTCTATGACATGTCCGAGATATTGCCCCATCCGTCCAACAAAGGGATCGTTAGCGTTAGCGATTGGGTCGTTCTTATAGTCTTTATTGGCCAGCGTTTCCCAGACCAACCGCGGTGCCGTGGACAATTTATTACGGGCCTCTGATGATGGATCATGGAACCAGCCATATACGTCTTTCTCATACCCTGGCAGCATGGCGCGTTCCGGGTTTCCCCGTATTGTCTTGCCCCCGGTACGACCGGCCATTAAATCGGTACTGTCGTGCGGGCCTTCTCCGGTCTTTAGATATTGATATGCCATAGAGGTCAACGCCATGACAACCGGCATGGCCACCGTATAGGCCGCGCGCGGATCGTAGTCAGGGTGTGACAATTTCAGGCGCGATGGGTCGGTGAGCAGAGACAGAGCGCCGCCGCCGATCTCGCGCACGGTGCCCAGGTTCCACGAGTACGACCGCATGGCTAGCTGCGCGGACTGCTTCATAGCCTTATTCCAGAAAATATTATCTTGGACCATTTCACCGAAGCGGTTGTCTATGCTGTCACCGATCTTACGCGCCATAGCCACGGACTGTTCATCAGTAGCATGAGGGTTGGCGCTAACCCATTCAGATAACGTGTCATAGAACGCGCCGTTCTTGAGCTGCGGAATATATTTTTGGAACAGAGGCTGGGCAACTGTCTCCAGCGTGCGGCCAACAACACGGAATAGCTCTTTACCGGCTTGTATTCCTTGATTGGCAACCCCTTGCACGGTAACTGCATCTCCTTCACCCGCGTCTTTCACTCGGTTGATGGCTTCGTCCAGTTGCAGTTTCAGGGCGCCGCGCTTCCATGCGGTAAAGAACGATCCCTCGGCAGAGAATTTGTACGTCGGGTCATGTCGAGCCCCGATCATGCGAGCGCCAGACCGGGTCATCAGGTCCACCACTTTTTGCATTTCAGGGGTGCCTTCGTGCAGCCCCAAATATTGTTGTTGCGGTAGATAGCCCTGTTTGTATGACGTGACCGGTGCGGCTATAGACTTGGCAATAGATTTTGCCCCTTTGCTTATGTCACCGCTCATAACTTGAGATATTCCCTTGGCAAAATCACTGATGATGGCTTCTTTGGCCATCGTAAAAGCGTGGTAGCCGGACAAACCTAGTTCCAGAGCAGTAACCGAATTGGACGTATGCTGGAGGGCGTCAAAAACTTTGCCACTTTCAGCATTCCCGTGGAAGCCCTGGCTGATGTAGTTGTTGTACACCCGCGCCCAGTCCTCAGGCGCGTATCCCTGGCCATGCCCGCTAGTAGGACCGCCGCGCCCGAGCAAGGGCGCATAGCCTTCTGGTATCAGGCTGGTACCAGACCCGGAGGCACCCACTGTCTTGTTGTCAAAAAACTTTACGATGCCGGCGTCTTTGGCGGTGTCCAGAATATCGGTGGCCTCGATAAAACTGTGCATACTGGCCAGGTAGCGTGACGACACTTCCAGGGGGTCCGTGGTAGCCAGCTTTAATCCAGCGTTCAAACCGTCTTGGATCGTTGGCATCGTACGTTCATGGAGGCTGGCGGCTGAGCCCTGCTTGTCATAGTAGCTATTGACAAATTCCTTGGCCGCTTTGGCATTTTCAAACATATGCGGGAAGTAATTTGTAACAAATTCCTGCTTGGCCATAGAAGGCAGCGCTTCTAGTTTTGATTTAACATTCCCGAAGGCATCGTTCAGAACCTTGGCCAGCGGCTGGAACCTACCCGCGTCCTTGCCGGTGTCCATTGCCTTCATGAACTCTACTTTATCCGCTTCCGGAGCCTGGTTGATCTGCTTACGGAAGGGCTCAATGCGATTAGAAGCGATAGCCAGGTCTCGGGCCCGTACGCCGCCCTTACTGCGGATCAAGCCCGCGGCGCCTTCGGCGTCTTTTGATACTGTTTCCGGGGCAAATATTTTCTTGAATAGACCACCCTTTGGTTCCAGGCTCTTGTTTACAGCCGCGGGCACTTCCGCCGGCGCGCCGACGCCACCCTTTAACCGTTCCTGCACGGCCTCGTTAGCCTTGGCCGCCCGTTCTGCCTGCTGGTCTTTTAGAGTGTCCCCTAAGTTCTTTTTTGGCCGCCTCATGGCCAAGGTTTGGCGCTCACCAGGTGCGGCGCTTCCCGCGGGATTATCTTTAATCTGCTTGTCGATCCCGGCTTTTAATTTTTCGGTCGCGGTTTCCAAATCCGTCTTCGGCATCTGGTCGCGGGTCATCGTTTCTGGGTTCTTCTGCGGCGCCGCAATTTTCTCAGCCTCGCTCATTGCGTCCCAATTAGCTTTTGCCAGGCGCTTGGCTTTCAAGGCAGCCATTTTTGCGCGTGTAGCCGCTGTAGCCTCGTCAGTTATCTGCTTGGCCGATTTCTCGATAGCCGGCTTCTCCTCAGCTGCGGCGAGGTATTTTTCGGTGGTTTTATCTGGTGCGCTTCCAGAAAGATCACCCTTAAATGCGTTGTTTACATCGCTTTCACGGTCTTCCTTTTCCTCCCGTAAGCGTCGGTCGCGGAGGCTTTCCTGTTCTTCCTCTGGTGCGCTCGCCTTAATCTTGGCCTGCTGGGCCTCAGCTCCAGCAACAGCTTCGTCGCCCTTGCGCGGGTTCAGTGCGCGGTCGGCCTCTGCCTTGTTGCTGGCTTTGAAGCTTTCATATTGCTCATCGGTGCCCCGATGGAGCAGCTCATTGGTACGAAACTTCTCCGGTGTCGTATGCCCTTTTCCGCGTATCAGCTTTTGAGCTTCCCGCAGCAACGACCATTCTCTAGGTTTGTCTACGCCGTTCAAGGTATATGTCTTGAGCGGGTTTTCACCCCCGTTATGATTAGCGGCTTCTACCAGCATATTCTTGGCGCGTGTCCGCAACTCTGCATCGGTTTCACCGGCAGTAGCTCTCGTCCAGGCATCCGTGCGGCTTTCCCCTGCCCGGGGCTCGAACTTTGGAAACCAATGCTCGGGCGGCGCATTAACCACGGCCTCCGTAGCTCTGATTGCTTGGGTCTTTATTCTGGCGTCCTCTAGATCATTCCCCTTGATAGGCTTGCCGGCAGCGTTTTTTAGGTCAGCAATATTCAGCCTAGGCTGGTCGTTACGTATGCGCGGGTTCTTAATTTCCGCGGTCGGGTTCTTTACACCACCACTCTGGTTGTGCATCCCTGCGTTCATTTTAGCCGCGGCTTGTATTTGTTTTGGGCCCGGCGCCATAGCTGCTATGTCGTCTGCCACCTTGGTATATTTACCCCCAGCCGCGCGCAACCGTGCCACCGTTTCAGCTACTAAATTAGCCTTAGTTATATTGTCATAGTGTTTCTGGGCATGATCTGCGGCCTCACGCATGGTCTGGTCGCCGGGGTTCTCGCGGGCTTTGTCAATGCCGGCTTTCAGGTTCTCTATCGTACCCAAAGCTTCCTTGAACGGGCTGTTGTCCGGCAGCGGAGTACCGCCCTTCATATCGAGCTTGGGCAACGCGCTTATGGCCTGGTCAGTCGTCGGGCGTGCTCGGGGCCGTGCTACAGGGGGCTGCTGTGCAGCAGATTGCTCCTGAACGGGAGCAGCTTGCGCCTGCGGGCGAGCCTCGGAGAGCGATTGCGCCGCCTTCAACTGTGCATCAAAATTCGATTGAGCGGGACCTTCCTGCATAGTAGGCTTGGCGTTAGGCGGAATACTGGCTTCTTCTGCCCCGGGATATGGTTGCTTAGGCAACGTCTTGTTGGCCGGCGGGTCAAATGCATCTGCTGGCAGTTCGCCGCGGCTTCCTTGCCCAACGTTCTGCATACCTTCGTGGGTAGCGTCCAGAACGGCTTTAGCGTGTTCACCCTGGAGGTCAGGCAGCGTGTCAGAAATTGGTGGCTGCCGTGGCTGGTCCACGTTAGGCTGGTCAGACGGTGCAACGTAGTCAGGGTTGAGCACCGAAGCGGTGGCCGGATCAATATCTCCCGTGGTGAAACCAGTTTTACCCGACTTAGGTGGCCCGGGTTTTTCAATATCTGTTGAGCTAATTACGTTTTCATCTTTATGGAATTCCCGCCGCGAGCCAGCCAGTATCTGGTCATAATCCCACTGGTTGACCGGCTGCCCGACAGTACCGGGCTTAGGTGTGACTACGGGGCCGTTCTCTGCGGCAATGCCAGCTGCGTTAGTTGTAACATCATTGGCGTCTGCCGCGGCTCTATCATCGACAGCGCCAGGCGCAGCATCGCCAGGGTGCCCAGGGCGGAATGCTTTGCCTACAGCTGTACCTACAGCAGCGCCGGCCTTTTCAGCGCCGGCCTTATATGGTTGAAAAAACCCTCGTGGCTTGGCTAGCAATGCGCCCGCGGCGGTGTTCATACCTGCTTCGAATGGGTCTACTTCACCCTTCTCGGCTAGCTGCTGCCCTATGTTTATCCCGCCCATTATGCCGCCACGTAACAGGTACGAGGCCAATTTCTCGGTTAAGCTGGCGCCAAAAGAAACCACCAACGGGACCAGTCCACCGACAACGTCTGATTTCGGATTTTCCTCAGCATTGGCTCGCAACTGGGCACTGTCGTCTACACCCAAGGCTTTCAATGCACGCTCTTGGAAGCTGTCCAAAACATACCCGGAAGCCATAGCTGTGCCAATACCAGCTGCAAAGCCAATTGGACCACCTATGGTCGCCCCTACTGCGCCGGCGGTTAGCACGCTGCCAATTGTTGGTACAGCGCTATGAGCGGCTCTACGTGCAACGGTAGCAGCGAGGCCTTCGGCTTCTGGGCCTTGGGTTTCCTGTTCTTTGTCAAACTGGTCAAAGTAGTTTTGTGGCTCTGTTGCAGGTTGAGTGGGAGCGGGCTGCTGCTGTGCAGCTGCTGGCGGTACTACTGCTGGCGGCGCGTCATCAAACCGGTCAAAGAAATTTTGGGGTTCCGGCGCGGGTTGGCTATCCGCAGGTGCGGGCTCAGGAGGCTGCTCTGGAGCAGCATCAAACTGGTCGAAATAGTTAGACATTACTGCCCGCCGCGTAGAACTTTAGCCGATGCCCCTGGACCAAATTTCGCGTCATATGCGGCCGCCATTTTTGGGTTCTGTTGTAGACCCCGTATATGGTCCGCCGTTGGTGTAGGATAAGTAGGTGCGGCCACCTGGGACCCGGGTGTTCGTACGCCGCTATTCACTCCCGAGGTTCCTACTGACGTGTTTGCAGGCGCCGCCCAATTCTCTTGTAACCGTTTAGCGAAGGCTATCGCAGCCATCGGGTCCTGCGACAAGCGCGGGTTCTGAGCTATCGCGCTTTTCAGAACATCGTTCTGTTCCTTGGTTAGCTCTCGGCCGCCAGCGGCTACAAGTTTTGCATTGGTTTCGGCTGCTCGGCCATCAATACGGGCTTGATTTTGCTGTCCTCTTGCATCATTGGTACGATCAACAGACCCCTGAGGACCATAATGCATTTTGGCGCGTTCAGTTTCCCCTTCTTGTTTGGCTGTGGCCTGTTTTTCCCTGCTGGTCTGTTCAATACCAGTCGCGCGACCTTCGTTCAAGAATTTAGCGCGGGCTCGGTTTTCATTAATGCCCGGGAACTGCTGGTATGCGGCGTCAACGTTTTCCTTACCGAAGCTAGCTTCGGCGGCTGCCCGGCGATCCTGCTCCATTGTAGTCGCAACTCGCGGGCGCTGCTGTTGAGCCGGCTGCGCTTGACCAGGCTGCGGTGCAGCCACCGGGCTAGCACCACGCGGCGGCATCATCATCGGCTGGTTCGCCGTTGGAGTACTGGTTTCAGTACCGGCATCAGGACCCGGCCCAGCGGCTTGCGAACCCGGCGTAGCATCTTCACCACCAGCGGCAGGGGCGTCTGGGACAGGCTCCGCTAGAGCCTGCGCGCCTTTACTGATTACCGCGCCAGCGGTACCTAGTTGCTTGCCTATGTCACTCGGACCATCGGTGGGACCAATATTTCCCATAGCCGCAGCGCCTGCGGACTTATTAGCTTTCTGGAGCGCGACCGCCGTGCTTTCGTCCATTTTCTGGTCATATAAGGTACCCAAGAATTGCCCAAATTGCTGGAGGCCCAGTTTAATATGCTGGAACGGTTGATCGTTGCCGAGTTTCGCGGTGGTAGCGGTGACACCCTGGCCCCCGACAGTCGGGGAAAAGTGGGTCTGCGTTCCATCGAGCACATTAGCATCGGCTTCCGTCGCGGCCTGCGCCGCGGCGGCCACGTTACCTTCCTGGAGTTTCACCTTGGCCAGTGTGGTCTGTAGCTCGTGCTGCTGGCGATAAGACTGCATGATCGGCCACGCGGCTTCGGGGCCACCGTGCTTGTATGCATCGTTGATAACGGCCAACGCTTTCATAGCGGGTTGATCTTCGCCCGTGGCGTCTTCCGCCGCTTGCACTGCCTTGGCAGAAGCTGCCCCGGCGCCTTGCAGATAGCCGACAATCTTCTTTGGATCACTTTGAGCCACACCTTGTGCGCCTTGCGCGCCGCCGGCCATAGTGGCCTCGCCCGTTGCACCCTGTGCGCTTCCCATAGTACCGCTATCGGGCGGCGGCTCAAGAGTATCCCCTGTCGGGATTGCTTCCTGCTGGGGCGCCAAGCTGCTATCGGCCGGGTCTTCTATGTCGCCACCATCGGCATAGCTAGGCTGTGTCTGTAGTCCCATAGGCGAATACTGGGGAGACGTTTGCGGCGAACCAGGAGCGGCACCTGGCTGTGGTACATCTTCTGCATCAGCACCCTGCTCGCCAAAGTGAAAATCGGAATTTAAATCCGGTCCACCTTCGCCAGCGCTACCATCTTCCGAGCCTTTGAACTTGTTACCTTTACGTCCAGGTCCACCCTTATGTACAGGTCCGCCCGCCGCGTACCCCTGTGTATCATTACTAGGTTGGGGGATCGCAGACGGAGGTGCGCCTAGTCCGCTTTGACTACGTCCAAACTGTAGTACATGGTCAACGGTAGCCATGGCTTCATTAATATCAGTACCCTGTCCGCTGCCATTCTCGGGAATGGCCCCGCTACTCGCCTGCTTACCAGGCAGATAATCGCGTGGATCAAATGGCTTTACTGGTTGATCCCCTTGCCGTGATGGCTTCGGGCCTATTGGTCGGGGGGCGCTACTGTTATCTGCTTGCTGATCTCCAGATTGGGTATCGTCATCGTTGGGGTCAGGAATAGCGCCGCCTCTGGCAAAATGCATTCCAGGAGCACCCGTGCTAGTTCCTAGCCCGCCAGTGATAGCTCCTATCCCGCCGTAATTATTCCCGCCCGGGGAAGGGCGCGCCCCGGCCCCAACGGCTTGCGACGCAAACGGCTGGCCAAAGGCGCGTGCCGGCGCCGCTGGTGTGGCTGCGGGATGAAAATTAGCTGTACCCGGGGCCTGATAAGTTGAAACACCGCCGCGAAACCCAGCACCGATACCAGTAGGGCTTATGGCGTGATACGCTGCACTATGAGATTGCAAAGGCGCGGCTGCCCGTGCAGCAGGTCGCGGGGTGTTAAAAGCTGAAACTTGGTTCGCAAACGCCGAATGTTGCTGCGCAAAAGTAGGGGCAGCTTTCATTGTGGTTGCTAAATTATTGAATGCCATTTTTTACCCCATAGCCTGCGGCTGTGGCTGTTGCCCGCCTTGAGCCGGTGCAGTCACTCGCATCTTGCGAGACTGTGCGATTAGCTTCTGGAAGAACTCTTGACCCTTCCACGCAGCAACGTCTTTCGGGATCACGAACTCACCGACATTCACGTTGACGCCAGGGCGCCGCCCGTTCAAGCTGGCTTGTACGTCATCGGTGCGGGCGCCGCCGCTCGGGCTCGCACTTGCTGGCACCCTGCCACCACCAGCCATTTGGAAACCGCCGCGCCCCATTGGCCGCTGCATTTGCTGGCGTTGCGACGGATCGGGAATTGCTCCACCGCGGGCATATCCGCCACCACCATATCCGCCACCGCCATAACCACTGCTAGTTTGTGAACCGGGCGAATAACCGGGCGTGTAGCCGCTGCCATAAGCGCCGCCGGAGTTGCCGCCTCCTTGTCCACCAGCGCCAGGGCTATATTGTCCACTAACGCCAGGGCTATAGCCACCAGCCGCCGGGGCACCATAGCCGCCGCTCGCGCCGTAACCACCAGCCGGGGCGCCATAGCCGCCGCTCGCGCCGTAACCACCAGCCGGGGCGCCATAGCCGCCGCTCGCGCCGTAACCACCAGTTCCTGGACTTCCTGCCGGTGGACCATATCCCCCGCTAAAATTCTGATTATTACCGAAACCGCTCTGGTCTGGCACGCCCGGTAATGGACCATTGGAAGCATCCGGTGGAGTGAACCCTGTTTGCGTTGCTGCGCCGGGTATGTCTCCGCCAGTAGGAATGCCCTGTATTGGAGAATTTTGCTGGTCAAACCCACCAGGAATGAACCCGGTATTGTTTATACCTGGGTCCATAGACGGAGCGTTAGGATCACTTCCTGCAAACGGATTGGTCGAAGAACCCTGAACGCCTTGGGAACCGCTTAGGTCCGCGCTCGGCCCTAATAGATTTGGGTCAACACCCCCATTTATAACATCAGTAGGACCACCTACGCCGCCGCTGGTCTGCATTAAATTGGGATCAACCGGGCCCATCGCCGGGGCAATTGGATTTCCATTTTCATCATATTGCTGCGTGCCCTCAGCCGGGCCCGCGGGTTTGCTAGTCGGATTACCAGTGAAAGGCTGATTGAGCATTGGCGCTCCCGGAACAGGGCGAGCAACGGGATCATAAGCCTGACTGTTAGCGCCTTGGTCGGCTGAACCCTTGCCAAAGTTCCCGAATGGGTCATTACCGCCGCCTTTACTGCCGCCACCACCACCGCCAGCTACAGTGGAAGATTGTGTGTTCTGACCAGTTGGCGTGAATTTCGGAGCAGAAGCGGCTGTATTGAGCGCTGCGATAGCCGGAGTGGTTAGATTGACGCCAGTGTTCGCCGCGCCCAGAGCTGAATTCTCAGCACCTGTCAGGCTCTGTACTTCCGAGTTCAGGGCGTTGACCGCCTGCCCGGGCAGCTGCTGTCCGACCGCAATGGCCTGCGAGCGTAACTGGCGCCCCGTGGCTGCGGTGGCTAATCTGGACTGTTGTTCAGATCCGGCAACGGCGGCGGCCTTGCCGGCTTCTTGAGCCTGTTCGAGTGCCGCATATCGCCCAGAAGAAGGATCAATACCATAACCTTCCAGGTTTTTCTCGGCAGCTAAGCGACCCTGGTCCATAGCCTGAGCGGTGCCGCTCCCGGCCGTCGCTGCTTCACTATCGGCGCGTTCCTTACTGTTAAAACTATTGGCGTCTTGGATCAGCTGGTCTTGCTGAGGGACATATTTCGACAAGTAGTCGCTGACGCTGGCATTGGCCAGGATACCTGACGTAGCTGCGCTTGACAGATACTGTGCAATATTGCTGCTGGTAACCGAGTTCACACCAGCAAAGACGTTGGTGCCCCACTGTAACAACTGGCCGGAAAGAGCCTGTGCAATACCAGAAATCTGGTTTAAAATGTCCTGGGTTGCCAGATTGTTCGGTGACGTAACCGGGGTAGAAGTTGAAAATGAACTAGACATAGATGCCCCCAGAGACAAATGGCGCCCCTACAAGTACCTGGAACGCCTTTATAATTCATTAATTGGAGCGACCGGGCCCTGTTTTTGTTAGAATTCGGAAAGCCTGGGCCAGGGCATTAATTGCGGCAATACAAGACGCTAGGTCTGTAGCCGTCGGAATAGCCGGGTATACCGGTGTTGGAGTGAACTGCGGTGCAGCCATTAGACCCCCCTCAATTCTTTAACCGTAGGCGCCATTTGGATATTGGAGATATCCACCCTGGCATTTACTCTCACTTGCCAGAACTCGTATTTCTGGCCAGAGTTGATCCGCAGCAGCTCGCCTGACGATACCAGCTCCCGGGTCGTGACCAGGTTGCCATCGCCGTACACGCTGATAATCCCATACTGCCCGGGGTCGAGGGTACTCCAACTTCCATCGTCCGCGGCTGCCTCGTTACGCTTGGCATTCTGTGCGGGCGTCCCGGGTGGGATGCTAAAGAAGACCCGCATGGCCGCCAGGTTGTCCTTGAATTTCTGCTGATATACCTTACTGGTCCAGATATACGGCTGTATAGTAGGAACCGCGTCTGTAAAGTCATAGTAGTTAATGTTGCCCTGCTGGAGCAACATAGTAATACCGGTCCACGGATCATTAATTATATTGGCTATATCTTGGCCGTTTGGCGCCGTCAGCTGGCTAAACCCGATGCGATGGCCGCCAGGCTGTGGCCAAATAGTGAATGACGAGCTATCTGCCGCGTTCAATTCAATCGTGAACCCGTTCTGGGCCTGTGATGCATCACCGTCGGCGCCGATAGTCCCGAAGGCAAAATAGCACGATGACTGCATGACGGCAAGCAAGTTTTTCTGCGGGGTCAACTGGGCCCATTTATCCCGCGTGATCCACATTTCAGTGGTGTTCACCATCGGGCCGGTAGTCACGATTTTGATCAGGCCCTTCGTGCTGGAATAATACACGCCTTCACTGGTAGCCAGGATGGACCCACGCGACGTACACGGGGCGCTCTCCGGGAACTTGAGTAAGGTCATGCTACCTGGGTTGACACCGGAGGCAGCGTAAGGGGCACCGTTCGTCGCGGCTACTACGGACGTACCAATTATCCCGAGACCTACAATAGGGAATTCCGTGGTGATGACATACCCCGGCGGCCATGCATGCGGTCGATACGGCTCGGAGAACCATATCTCGTTGTCACGGAACCCGACGGACATGCCATTCGGCATAGCGACAATACCGTTGACACCTTGCTCCGGTGGGAACCAGGTTGTGCTGGGCAGTTGAAAATTCTGCGCGATGATTGCACCAGACCAGGTATCGTCAACCTGCAAGGTACCCGTAGACACTAAAGTGCCATCAGTAGCTTGAGCGTCAATGGCCGTTGTAACCGAGTTAGAGGCAATATCAATATCGCCCACCCAGAAAAATACTGTTGATCCAGTGAGAGCGGACACCGTTCGATAAATTCTAATCGTGGTTATATTTCGTACTACCCCCATGTCATCCGGCACGGGGGGCGTCATCTTAATCGTCCAAGTACCATTGGACCAGCCGGTAGTGAGCGTCGGCGGGCTAGGCGGGCTCTCCTCCCCATATGCAGACAACCAGGTGTACACATAGGCTCGCACGTCCAAGATTGAAGACGTAGTACAGTTCGCCCACATTTGGAAATCGGGAGTAGCGGTAGAGCCAGAGAAAATACCCGGGGGCCCGTTGGTCCAAGTGTTCGATTGCTGTAAGCCGCCGCCGGCCCCAACGTCATTAGCCTTCTGAAAACCAACGGCTGTGTCGGTCATGAAACCGATCCAGTATTTCGTGGCATTCAACAGCCCTGGCGGCTGGGAGAACTGACTTATGATCGGCACGCCGGTCATGCAGCCAGTAATAATGCCACCAAATGAGACCAAAGTGCCCGGAGCCCCTAGATTATCTGAGTAGAGCACGGCAGCAAATTTGCCAGTCGTGGTGGGTGAGGCGGGCATAATCTCTATACTATCCAAAGACATAGCCCCGGTAGTGGTAATTGGTGCAACCCATATTGTATTGGCGCCGGGCACATTATCATTGATCGACGTGGACGTAGGCAAACCTAGCAATGTCTGGTTGCCGCCCCCCGCAACGGAGACAGCCGGAGCAACACCAGGGGGGTATAGCCCTAGCGCCCAAGCGGGCAAGCCCGCGACAATGCGGTCATAGGTGTTGTACTGCGGTGCCAATGAAGGGCTAGAGAAATAATAGCGGTTGAATTTGTCATCGACCACCGGTGACCGCATTACCTCGGTTTCCTGGTCCAGGAACTCCAACCAGGTAGCTGGTCCGGTGATCGTGCTGTCAAATGACTTATTCACGCCTCCAACATACGAAGGGTGTACCCAACTCATACGAGCACCGCCAGTGCTCTCGGTTGTCGTAGTACCATTGTATGCGGCACCAGGATCATCGGCTACCACGTTAATACCGCCAGGGAAACCGCCGCCGCCGCTACTAATCGCGAAAGAGTTCTTCGTGGTGGGTGTGGTCCGGTCAACCGCCATGTTGGCATATGTACCAGTGCCATAAAGAGTACCAGCGCCGGCGGACAAAGTGATTGCAGCAAATAAATTTATCGCGCAAGCGTTTCCATCAACACCAATTAATACATCAAATGGGTTCACCAAGGCGGCAACGAACTTGTAGGTCACCTCCCCGATTTTTACCGTGTCACCGGCTAGTGGGAGGACGTTGATAGACAACGTGTTGCCGGCCACAGCACTGGTTATCACCGGCACGCGATAGGCAAATTTGGCCGCGGAGTTTGTCAGGGCACGCAACAGTTTGGGGAGCCGCCATCCAGTACAGCTACCGGAGAACAGATAACCATTGGTAGATTGCGCGGCCTGACCCTCGGGCAACAACGTTGTGTCCCAGGCCGGTAGCATTCCTCCGAACTGTTGAATTTTAATCGGGGCCAATTTAATTCTCCTCGATATAGTTCGCTGCCGCGTGCAACAGATCAGGATTATCGAGGAAGCGGCCTAAACCTGTATTGCAGTTAAGACAAAGAATACCCCGAACGAAACCTATACTCCCCTTAGATTTGCGCGGATTATGATCTGTGTGCCACCCGCGCGATTTCGCGCCATGCTCGCTAGTACGACATATTTTACATCGCCCCCCTTGTGCAGCTAATAGTTCATCACGCTGCTCAACGGTTATGCCATATGCGTGTTCAAATGCATATCGCAGCCTCGCTGTACGGTTGTTGACATAGCTACGTTTCTTTTGCGCCCGTTCTTTATCCGGGTGTGCCAACCGCCAACGCTTTCTATAAGCCCGACCCTTTTCGGAGCGTGCCCATTTTCCCCTAGCTTTTCGGTACACAGCGGTCGTCATTGGTTATAACGTCTTTGCGTTCAGCTTCGTGCCTTGTTTCATGTTGGGGACATAATCTTTCGGGCGATAGACCGGTGTGCTCGTACCCTGTGAGGGGTCGCGCTTGGGCACTGGCCGGTTCTTCTGGGCCTCGGCGGCTAGTGCAACACGCTTGGCGCCTTCCGCCATTTCCAGTTGGGTCTGGGTCGCAATGGCCGCCGGCACGGGAGGGGGAATATACGGCGGCTCTACCTTGTTCCGGTTAGCCAGAACCTTGGTAACGAAGTCGTCGCGCCGGATCGTGGCCGCGTCGCGGGTAGCGATCTCGGGCTCAGGACTTGCCTGCGTTGGCTGATCCGCTGGCAGATGCAGTTTCGGTCGGTCCGTTGGCATCGGTATCTCCTACGTTGGTGGGTTTTATAGCGGAAGCATTGAATGCGCCCCCAGTAGCGGCTTCGCGGGCTCCGTGGTCCTTGTGTTCAGCCCGGCCCTGGGAAAAGAGAATACGCGGCCGAGCGGACGATACTGCTATCGCCGCGGCCAAGGTAGCGTGAGGAGCCTTAAGCTTTTGTTTACGGGGCATTTTAGGCCCTGTTTATCAGCTCACAAGCGGGTTTTACCCGCGCCTCAAATTGATCAAAGGTAGGGTCATCCTTGCCCAGCTGGATCAACAAAGTCAGAATATCTAGCTTCCCGTTGTTAGCAACATAGGTTTCGCAGACCTCTTTGGTCTGAAAAGCCAGGCCTTTTCGCTCATACCGGTGCGTTGCTGCGGTGGCAGATATTGCCAGATACACGACCATTTCAAACATGTCAGAACCCCGGACAGTGCAGGCTGATCCCCAGCCTGTTGCGTGCGGCCAGATCACGGCCCAGCACGTTGCCGGCTATTCGGCCGTGCTTGTTGCTGGTGGTGTTGTAACGGATAGCGCCGGGCGCGGTGGGCAGGGCATTAGCTCCAAGAGCTTCGCACACGTTGGATATGTCGCCCTGGGTGCCACTCGTGGTCACGCACCCGCCAGGGTTAGCCGCGCCCATGAGCAGCACGGACGCTGCTAGGAGGAAATACCGCTTCATATCAGTTCTCCGGGTTGTCGAAAGGGTCAGGAGCCGTTGAAGGCTGTATGGCCTTATTGACTTTCTTGTGGACGGTATTGGTGATGACCACTTGCTTGTCCACGCAGGCTTGGTTGCTCAAATGCACGATGTAGCTCATGAACACCATCACGCCGGCGGTGACTAAGGCTATCCAGATCAGGTCATTTCGGAGCGGCCTGAGCCAATTTGCAACCGTGACACCAAGAATGTCGGTGAAGAAGTAGAGCACGATGCAGGCGGCAATGATGACACCGCCGATGCCATATGGCAGGATGAAGTGCTTGGCCGCGGCCCAGAAGATTTCAAAGGGTAACCAGAACATTTAATCCTCCCGTAAACAGAGTACGCGCTCGGCGCGGCGTCGGTTCATCAAGCCCGGTAAGAACTTGTGGTTAGCTGTCGTAATCCCTGGTCTCACATCGTGGCCCTGTTCCTTTAAGTCCGCAACGTGATCCAGCGTTTCTCTTGAAGGGACAAAATCCTCGCAGGCTTGTTCACTGCGGCCGGCGTTCAAATCGAGTAAGGTGGCCGACTTCTGGAAGTTACCGCAGCCAACGTTGTAGATATAGCTCAACAGAGCAACGTGCCTGTGAGCTGGTAAATCTACCTTAACGTACCGCTGAATGCAAGTGTCATATTTGGGGAGGGCGCCCGAGAGCAGCTTTTGACACTGGACCGGGGTAAACCGGTCCCCTGCTTTCAGGTTTTTCTGGTCATAATTGGTGATCCCATTACAGACCGTAATGACCCCTGGGGGGTCAATTCGCTCGTGTTTTGCTGTATAGCTGACACCTTCCCAGGTACACAGGAAGGTAAATGCCGCGGCAACGACGACCGGGGTGAGCGGGTTCCTTTGCTGGGCCATTACGCTACCCCTGGTTGGTTAGTGAACCGCGCGATTGCAAATGTGACCGACATGAGCAACATGAGCGGGCCAAACCACAAAAGATTATCATAGGTAACGAACACCGGCAGAATGGTCAGGATACAACCAAAAGAGCCCCAGAACGCGGCCGCCCAGAGGGAATGCCATTTGTACGACGTGCGCCAGCCTGGGTCCAAATGGGCATCAGCTGCCTGAACCGCAGTTGTCTTAACGGCTAAAACAGCATCGGCAATGGGGGTGGGTTTTGGATCATCCACCGCTACACCGCGTCTTCGATCTCAGTGGCGATATGCTTAACCTCGTCCTCGACCACTCGCAGTTCGGCCTCCACCCGGCTACCGAAAGACGGCTTTGCGACCGGCACCGCGGACGTGGCGACAATCACAGTAGCTGGCGGAACTACTACAGGTTGATTTGACACCGCCTGTTGGGCGTCGGCAGCGCGCGTGACTTCCGCCAGTTCCGCGACAATCGGGAGCTTAAACGCGTTCGGCGTCACAGACGTTGGGTCCAATACAGCAGCCTGAAAAACTTCCGGGGGCTGAGTTGAAGTGTCCGTCAAGTCCTTTAGGACAGCCTTGGCCTTGGCTTCCACTTCCTTCGCAACGGTAGCCGCTTCGGCCATTTCGCGGGCGGTCAATTCCTCAATCGGGGTCATGCTAGTTCTCCGGTTATGGCGCAACTACGTGGAAGTTGATGGTGTCGTTGGTGACTTCCGTTGTATTGCTAGTGGCTACAACGGTAACGGTAAAGTCTTCATTAATAACTCCGCCGGACAGGAAAAACGTGATTTTGTGCCCCTCTATGATGGCTGTCCCGGATATCGTAGCATCCCCGGAACTCGACGTGACCGTGGCCGCGGTGAGCCAGTCGCCCTCGCGCAGCGCGTCGCAGTACTCAACGTAGTACTGCCTCACATTCCCTACCGTGTGGTTCTTTTTAGCCAGTAGCATTTTAATCCCCTATATTATGGAGTTCGGATACCAATTTGGAACGACATCCATTGCGCCGCAGTAATAGTCACAGAAAAGCCACCCGTTGCGCCAGCGGTAGGTTGAACTTTATCACAAACCGTTGATGACCCGTTAACGGAATTATTAGTGGACCCTTCTAAGGTATACCCGGTGGGAGTTGGAATAGTTTGATTACTACTGATCACTCCTAAAATAGCGACTATCAGTTCATTGTTAAAGCCCGTTGTTATAGTTGTGCCTAATAATGCGGTTCCTACTATAGTGCTTCCCGCCGCTGAACTTACATCTATAGGGGTCGTTGGATGAGTGCCTGAGTATTGGAGAACTTGACTTATAATAGTGACTACAGTTTCAGTGGTGGACCATGTAGGAGCCACATCTGAGCCAGTAGCAACCCGCCAAGCCCAAGCACGGGCGTTTGCTTTAGACGAATTTGAATTTACTATAGTCCAACCGGTTGAAACGGTTAGCGCGGCACCAGTGCCGGTGCCGGTATTATTACAATAGGATAAAAGCAAATTGCCAGGAACGATTGATGCAGGGAGCGGCGGCACTTGATTATTTAAAACGCCGCTAGTGAATGTACCCGCGTTAACAAACTGTGGTGGCGCAGCCGCGCCCCAATCCATAAAAAGTGCTTGGTGCAACGGAGCAGCCATCGCGAGGATCGGTGCCGAAGTAGCCAGCAACATGTGCAATATCGACTTCATGTCACGCCGTTCCCAGAAATCAACCAGCCGGTGGAATTCAGCTTGACCGCAGACGCGATGCCGTAGCGCGCTAGAGCCCGGGTTCCTGTTGCACCTGACGTAGACAGGTTCATCTGATCCGTTGTGATTGCAATCTGTCCACCGGTGTTTCCCATGTTAACAAATGTCAACACTGTTCCATTTACATACGGCACGCTACCGTTTGCTGGGATCGTAAACGTACAACCTGTCGCACCAGTTGGGTTCACAACCGCGCAGCCGGCATCGCCGGCTACCAGGGTATAAGTGCCAGTTTGGCTATTGATTGGAATTTGGCCAGCACCAGTAGGCCCGGTAATTCCCGTTGGACCGGTGTTGCCGGTCGGACCAGCGCCACTGACCCCGGTTGGCCCAGTGATAGTGCTAGCCGCGCCGGTATTGCCGGTTGGGCCAGTCACGCCGCTGATCCCAGTCGGGCCAGTAACTGTACTCACCGCACCGGTTGGCCCAGTGTTGCCAGTCGGGCCAGCGCCACTGACCCCGGTTGGCCCAGTAACTGTGCTTGCCGCACCGACCGCGCCGGTATTGCCGGTCGGGCCAGTCACGACGCTCGCCGCGCCTACCGCGCCAGTATTGCCGGTCGGGCCAGTCACGACGCTCGCCGCGCCTACCGCGCCAGTATTGCCGGTTGGGCCAGTCACGACGCTCGCAGCGCCTACCGCGCCAGTATTGCCGGTATTGCCAGTTGGGCCAGTAACTGTGCTCGCCGCGCCTACCGCGCCAGTATTGCCGGTATTGCCAGTTGGGCCAGTAACTGTGCTCGCCGCGCCTACCGCGCCGGTATTGCCGGTTGGGCCAGTCACGCCGCTGATCCCAGTCGGGCCAGTAACTGTACTCACCGCACCGGTTGGCCCAGTGTTGCCAGTCGGGCCAGCGCCACTGACCCCGGTCGGGCCAGTCACGACGCTCGCCGCGCCTACCGCGCCAGTATTGCCGGTCGGGCCAGTCACGACGCTCGCCGCGCCTACCGCGCCAGTATTGCCGGTTGGGCCAGTCACGACGCTCGCAGCGCCTACCGCGCCAGTATTGCCGGTATTGCCAGTTGGGCCAGTAACTGTGCTCGCCGCGCCTACCGCGCCAGTATTGCCGGTATTGCCAGTTGGGCCAGTAACTGTGCTCGCCGCGCCTACCGCGCCGGTATTGCCGGTTGGGCCAGTCACGCCGCTGATCCCAGTCGGGCCAGTAACTGTACTCACCGCACCGGTTGGCCCAGTGTTGCCGGTCGGACCAGCGCCACTGACCCCGGTTGGCCCAGTGATAGTGCTAGCCGCGCCGGTATTGCCGGTTGGGCCAGTCACGCCGCTGATCCCA